ATGACAGATTCAAATCACAATAATCCAGTTTTATCTTATGATGAACTTGGTTTCATTATTGGTATGAAACGAGTTGAAAAAAAAGTAAGTACGATTGATTCAAATATTGAGAAGATCATAGATATTCTTACGCAAAGCTTTGAAGAGCAAAAAGTTCAACTTACACAGCCTCAGCCAAAATTAACTGAATTTCAAAAGATGCTTAATGCTGTCAATAATAGACAAGCTTTAGATTTTGAAGATTTATTAAAAGACAAAGCTAATCCAATCACTCAATCTTTTGTTGTAGCAGACAAGCTGGTCAAAGACTTTGCTGATGTTTTGGACCAATCAATTAATGACCTTAAAACAGTAGATAAAAAACAAATCAACAAATCTAATGGGCGAAAGCCCGCTATAGAAATTAATAGTCATGAAGACTTATCAAAAATTATAAATCCTACTGTTCCTGAGCGTGATGAAAGGGGCCGTTTTGTATCTAATCCAAATGAACCCCAAAACCAATCATCGATTCGTAAAGTTGCCCAAACGATATCTACGGCGATTAAAGGAGTAATGCCGAACTCAACACAAGGTGTAGATCCTACAGTTGACGCAATCAATGAAGTTGGTCATTTACTTTCACCTGTACGCCGTGCAGCAGGATTAGCTTTGCGGCCATTAACTGGATTGATGCGTAGTAAAAAGAGAAATGAGCCATTACCTCGTGAACAAGAGAACCATAACCGCAAACAAATAAAGTTATTGCAGCGTATTGCCGATAATTTGGCGTCTAAGGGTGGTTTGTTAGGTTCTCTAGGGAAATTGCTTACTTCCGTGTTATCTGCTGGTGGTGGGCTTCTAGGTGGTGCTCTAGGCAAAGGAAAGAAAGGTGTAGGGAAATTAGGAAAGGGCTTAGGTAAATTTCTTAAGTTTGGCCGTGGTCTACCCGTAATAGGTGCATTGGCTGCTGGTGCATCATTATTAGATTGGAATGAACAAAGCACACAAGAAAAGGGCGGTACTGTAGGTAGTCTTGCTGGGGGCGTTATTGGTGGCACGGTAGGATCAATATTAGGCCCAGCTGGTACTTTGATTGGTGGTATGGCTGGTTCATGGATAGGTAATAAACTTGGTACCGCAGTTGCGCCGTATTTTAAAGAGTGGACAGATTCATTAATAGCTGCAGATGTACCAGGTATTATTAATACTGCTTGGAAAGGATTTGTAAGTTATGCTTCTAATGCTTTTGATCAGGCAAAAAACACTGCTTCAAAAGTTGTAGACGGAGTTAAAGATACTGCTGGTGATACCTTAGATTTCATTAAAGATAAATTTAACCGATTTAATCCATTTCATGATGGTGTTCCAACATGGGGCATTGGGCAAGGAGTTTATAAGCCGGGTTTTGGTGCAAATAAAAATGTACCTGCTTATGGTTCAACTGTTTCTCCAATTGGTGAAAAAACTAAGGAAAAGCAACTTGCAGTTTACAATGCAATGAAGAGAGCTGGTTTTAATGATAATTGGGCTGCTGGTTTAACTGCTTCTGTTGGTAGGGAAAATGACTACCAAGATAAATATCTGTTTGGTAAACACCAGGATAAAGCTGGTGGTACGAATATGGGTATGATCTCTTGGCAAGGAGCCCGTAAAGACCGGCTTACGGCATATATGAAGGAAAGGGGATTACTTGATGCAAACGGTAATATGGTACGGAGCCAAGCAGCTTTAGATGCACAAGGTGCATTTATGAAGCATGAAATCGAAACGAATCCTGAATATGCTTCGGTTAAAGCTTATATGCAGAATAACCCAAATGCATCAAAAGAAGATATTGCCCGAGTTCTCGGCACAAAATATGTAAGATGGGCGTATGGGCAAACAAAGCTTCGCAATGGGCAGTCATTTGATTATAGACCGCATTTAGAAAAGGAATATAAATACAGAGCTAACATTGATAAAACCGTTCAGGAACAGAAAACTAATCTACCTAAAGAAAATACCTCAGCTGTATCAGATTTGAAATCAAGTCATATTGTGGAAAATACAAGAGCTAAAGTTGCTAGTGTTTTAAGCACCCAAAAAGCTATCGTTCCCCAAGCTACTACAAAAGCAAAACCTTCATTAAATAATCAAAATAGATTATTAACTAATGTCACGCCGTTTAAGCAACCTTTAAATACTCCTAACCCACAGGAAGTTGTTGTTGTAAATCAGAATAATGGTAACATCGGGCAGAATGTTAGTGATCGTTTCCTTGCTCATGCTCTAACTGGCGGCATTGGAATGGGGAAATTAGACGTTTAGTTTTGGGATATATATGACTTTAAAATTATTAAAATTATCTTTCTTAGTTACGGCAGCTTTTTCAAGTTATGTTCAAGCTGCTACAAGTGTTAATGATATTCTGAATAAACAAATAATTGCTACCAACAGTGAAAATATTAATTCGACAAAGGTAGTTAGTGAACTTTGTATTTTTAGTTGTGATTTATTAAGTACAAACCCTGAAGTGTCTTATGGTGGCATGGACGAACTTTATGTTCTTTTACGAGAAAAATATGGTTTAGATTCTAAGCAAAGTTGTAAGTTCTATAAAAGGACAACTGGCAATGTAATATTAGATACACAATATAAAATTGCAGCCTTACAGGGAACGCCAAATCCTGATGCCTATTCAGATTCAATTTTTAATAATTTGATATATAAGCAAGGAATATATAGTTCTTCAGATGTAAATGTGGACATTTATTATGATTTAGTTGACATTGCTAGAATCAATAATCCTGAATTAGATGAAAATAGCAAAAACAATCTAGTAAAAACTTTTCAAATGCGCCATCGTTTTATTGCCAATAGTTGTGGTGAAAAATTTATGATGGCTTATGACAAGTACTTAAATAAAGTTAGTGAGTTAAGAGAGGCTGAATATATTGAAGCAATTAATAAAAAGAATGCTAAAGAACGGGAAAAAGAGGAATGGGAAGAAGAAATCCGTTTAGCAAAACAAGCAAGAGATCGAGCCGATGCGGAGAGGGAGGAACAAGCCCGTTTAATTGATGCTAAGAAGCGGGAAAATAGACAAAAAATTAATCTATGCAAAAGTACTAATAATTATAAGCTATTTATAGAATCCTCTAATGTTGTTAGTGCACGAAATAGTATTAAAGTTGCACAAGACGTTTTAAAAGAAGAAGATAGGTTACAAAGTTTTAGCGGTGTCACTCGTTTAGATAGGCGTTATGCAGCTGCTCAACGGATCGAGTATGGGCAAAAAACTCTAAATCAAAGCTTTGCCAAGTATAAACAATTGGGTGGAAGTGCAAGTAGTGTTGCTACTGTGACACCTCTAAATAATCCATGTAAGGGTTTGTGATTTTTCCAATATGATCAAGAAAAACCGCCGTGATAGTTATCACGGCATTTTTTTTCATATAACTTGATCTATTCTTAACTTAACTTAACTTAACTTAACTTAACTTAACTTAACTTAACTTAACGTAACGTAAGTGAAGCAAATAAAATCACAGTATAGAGTTGTAACTCTATAAATCTTTAATTTTGGAATCTTGGGGTTATAAATTTAAAATTAATAATTTCAATAAGTTGAATTTTTATTAATAACTATTTGATTTTAAATTTGTTGACAATATTTTTTTTAGAACTATTATTAAAAAAGGTGTCTAAAAATCTGAAATATCATTCAAAAGGAGTTCTTGGTGAAAAACTATACAGTTGCTGTAAAGATTACAGAATCTAAGTCTTTCTTTAAAAAAGATATTTATGAGGCTGCACTTTTTGATAAACCGAATATTAATGCTACTGGTTCCAGTTATGACGAGGTGATTAGGAAGGTATATGAGAAGACGCTTGAGTATTTTGATTTTCTAAGTGACCAAGGTCTTGATATTCCTGAGCCGACTGAAATTAATTCAGTAACATTTAAAAAACGTGATAAAGATGTTTTTTTTCATGTCATAACAATTGATACATCAATCTATGCGGAAAAGACTGAAAAGATTAACGTTACAATTCCCATATCTTTAACACGAAAAATTGATGACTTTCTAAAAGATAAAGTACATAACTCAAATCTTTTCTCCTCTAGATCAGATTACATAACCAAATCTTGCCAAAGATATTTACCCTATGCGAATTATCTTGCCTCGCTCTACAATAATGAAGATTTAATAATTGCTCACAGATATCACGAAAGTAATACCACGAGAAATTGTCTTAATTTGCTCGACTATTTGAAGCTACCTAATTGTCAAGAAGTAATCTTATTTGCGACTTATCGTACACCTACTGATGGGTTTAGTAGAGATGACGGGCCTGAAACTAATTTGCCCCTCATGGGAGCAATTGCGAAAGTCCAATTACCAGGATTAAACGAGATTTATATTATTTTTGATGGACTTTTCCTAACCGCGCAAAGGAAGCCGCGCTACAATGAAGTAAAAGATGTGCTGGATACAGCTTTGGAAACAGATAAAACATCATTTATTCAATTATCAGTTCCATTTACTTCACAGTTAGATCCTGTGGAAGCAGTCAAAATATTAAGTGAATTTCCTAGACAGAAATTAACTAAGGAAACTCGACCTACTTTTTTTAATTTATTAAGTAATCTAACAGAAGAACAATATGTAAATTTTTAACCACAAAAAAGCCTCGCAGTCCGTGGAAAGAAAACGAGGCCTGTCATTGCATAGGAGCAACAACATGCGTACTTTAACACAAATTAATGTACCTTTTCATAGTGCTGATTTAGTAATTATTGAATTCAACAATCAGCCATTTACTGCCATGCGCCCAATTGTTGAAGGAATGGGCCTCACATGGCAATCACAATATGAAAAGTTAAAACAAAGATTTAGTTCAGTTATCACTGAAATAGTGACAACTGGAAAAGATGGTAAACAGTACAATATGGTTTGTTTACCTGTTCGTAAGCTTTTTGGATGGTTAATGACTATAAGTCCAAACAAGGTTAATCCCGAAATTCGAGATACTGTGATCATGTACCAGCAAGAGTGCGACGATGTGCTGTGGGAATACTGGACTAAAGGGCAAGCAATAAACCAACGCTTAACCATTTCTCCAGAACAACAAAATGCACTGCACGAGATAGTTGATCGCCGTGCAGGGAGGGATCGAAGCTTAAGAGCTTCAATGTGGATTCGTCATAATCGCCACTTTGGAATTGCTAAATATAGCCAATTGCTTTCAATCCATTTTGATGAGGCGAAGCAGTATCTTGAGCTCTTGCCGTTACAAGAGCTAGTTCCAGCTGAAACAGATACACTTAAACGTTTAGAAAAGTTTGTAGATAATCTCGCTGCTCGTTATCCAGCATTAGAAAACCCTCTTGCTTATGACATTGCACAGCAATTAGGTGAGGAGCTAAAGTATCAATCTCCAAAAGGACCTAAAAACTTTTGGATATCGATTCAAGAAAGCGGAGCAGTTTCTGTACAGCAATATTCACTACACCACACACCAGTTAATGTTGTGCAATTGCGTGAACGCTTTAATCAATTGTGGGATTTTCTTCATAAAGATGAGGTGCTTGAACTTGGGAAGGTTTTAAAACGCTTTCCTTTCGAACCTGTGAATCGATAAGGGCTTATCAAAATATAAAGATGTCTAAATAGGACTCCCCTAATAAAAAGCCAGCTATTAGCTGGCTTTTTAAGTTTACTTACAAATATAAAATTCTTAATTTTATTGATATTTCCAATGTAATTGATCATATAGTTCTTGAAAAATATTATTCATAAATGCATAATTCGCGCGCGTTTTAAGGATTATGTTAATGACAACAACAGCTTATGATACTCATTTCATGGCTTCCGACATAGCCTTTACAGTAAATCGTACAGAAGTTACTCTAAATATTCCTTTTAGGAAAGTGAAACGTTTGGGCGATATTGTATTTGGTATGGCTGGATGTTTATTTTGTATGAGAGATTTTAGCGAGGCCCTTATTGATTTTATCTTACAAAATAAAACACAATTTGAGCTTCCGAGATCTATACTTGAAAAAACAAATAGTGATTTTATTGCACTAATCTATTTAAGTGGTTCTTGCCTTAAAGTTTCTAAAATGGTAAATGACACTGAGTTTACAATAGAAAACATTACTAATGTTCCTACTGTAATTGGATCGGGGAGTTTTCATACTCAGCATATTATTCATGATTGTCCTAATGCGATAGCTGTTGTCCTAGAAGCTATTAAATACGATCAATATACTGCAGGGGAAGTAAAATATTGCAGTATTAAACGAGAAGAAGTTCATAATTTGGAAGCGCCTATCATGTCTACAACTCTTAATAATCAAATACAAATGTTGCAAACAGAGATTGCTGAAACAAATCATCTTGTTGGAAATGGCAACACATATCACGCTAACACTGAAACATATCACCATGGTGAACCTGTCAAAATTTCTACTGAATTAGGTTTACAAATGTTTCAACATAGTTTAACGAACGTCCGAATTAAATTAACTTCTAATTAATTTAAAATAAAAGCCTGCAAATGCAGGTTTTTATTTATAAACAAAATGAAATTTAATGGAACTTATGTAATTTCTAGAAAAAATTTACTTACAAGATAACCTCATTAATATGAGGTTATTTTTCATGGGCAGTCTTAATCTAGCAGCTATAACAGCTACTACTCCATACATTAAAAAGATCCAATCGGCATTAGAAAAAGCAACAGGCCAAACGATTGTTACACCAGAATTTCGCAAAATTAAGCGTGTTGCTGGTGTTAGCGTTTTACCAGTTGCATTTTTCTTTTCAGGTGGCGCTACGCTAACACTTTATGTTCGTGCTTTAGCAGATGTGGTCAAGGCCGAACTGAACGACAAAGTAATTGTGCTATCAGGAGATTTTAGTGATGACTATAAGCCAACATTTGAAAACGCCGTGAGTTGTGTAGCTAAACTTATCCGTGAAGCACAATCAAAGATTCAAGAACAAAATAAACGGGATAAAGTCAGTTTGCCGCCGCGCCGTACTTCTGTAGATCAGAAAATTAAAGAAGTACAAGAACAAGAACAAAAGCTAGATGAAGATTTAGCAAAACAAACCGCTCAGCGTGACCAACTGAAGGAACAAATTGAACATGCTAAGCAACAACTTGGTATAAGTTCGGAGGCTGGTCAATCCGAACTGGGAAAGCCTGAATTTGATAGTGCGAGTCCAATCAAATCAGTTACAGCAAATATCACACGTGGTAAAGCTGCAATGAACAAAGCCATTATGGAAAAAACCACAGTGCATAGAGCTATGTATCGTAATAATCTAGGCTGGGTGGATTTTGAGTATGGCAGTGATAAACAGGGCATTAAGCATATTATCAAGCGCCGTATGGAAAGTGATGGCATGACATATGATGAAGTTGTGCATATGCTTGTGGATACTATTGTGCAAACAATCGCTCAAGGTAGTACACAACGGCGTACAGAACGTGGATTATCTACAAGAATAAATATTGTATTTAATTCGCATGAAGCGTCATTGATTAAGCGAGAAGGTAGTAATGCATGGCTGCTTACAGCTTTTGAAGTGCATTAAAAAAAGCCCGGTAGTTAGAGATGGGTTGCGACATCTTCTAACCTACACTTATGACCCTATACGTTCTCGTGTCATAAGTGGAGCGGGCTTTGTATATATAATAATCCATGCATTTCTTATTTTCAAATATGGAACCATTCACGCTTACATATATACAAAAGCAATACCCTTAATACAGTTCTTATTAAGGGTGTTTTTTATGCAAATTCAAATCGGTATTGATATTGTCTTAATTCTTGCATTTTTAGCTTATCTTTCCGTTGTTACAGGATGGAATAGCAAGAATAAAGCTGCGTATATTAAACAATTCCGTCATGTGCCTATAAGCCTCTTATTTAAAGAAATCAGATATATGTATTTCATAAGTATGGCATGTGTATTGATCACTATTATTCTTGTTGATTGGCGAATCTATAACGTTGCTTCATATTTTGATGCATTAAGCGTTTCATTATGGATATTCATAATCTATTTCACCATTTTTTCAACTTACCAGATCGGCACTGCAATACTAGTAAAGCTTTTGATGATTTTCAGTAATAGAGCAACTTCCTAATGATCACATCTAAAACAATTTTAGACATGGTTGAGTACTGGCTTAATCATCCGGTTAATGGGAAGTATGGTTCTGACTTTGGTGCACCTCTTTATGATTTGCTAATGGCACCTTTAGACTCGAGGGTGGCAGATAGTTTTCTTATTAAGATGAAAAAGGATCTACCAATATTATCTGAGCTTAACTCTGACCAATTAGCCCTGTATTCACAAACCGAAGGATTTGAGACGGTTCATATTCATTTAAGCATCATGAATGTGAATATAGATCTTAACCAAGTAGCAGACCGATTGGGTAAATCAGTAACAGGTGAGACATATGACATTAACGCAAGCTGATTTTGAAGCCCAGCTCCAAGCAGCGATAGATGATTATGAGATTCAGGAACGCTATAAAGCTCAAGATCCACTTGTCGTTCACCAGCTGCGTTCTATGGCTAGTTTTTTGACTGCATTTGGTCCAGAAATCGATATTGCTTCAATTGAACCATTTACCAAAACACGTGACCGCTCAATTATTGCGGATGCTACAAATAAAGGCATTTTGCCTATAGGTACACCGTGTCAGCACTTAATAGAAATTATCAACCGGTCAACAAATGCTGTGAGCTTAAGTCAAGGGCGAATGATTGAGGACCATAGCGGCGGTAGAGTATGGCGGTTGCTTCAATCAATTACTGTTAAAGCTGGTGAGACGGCGGAAGTAATAGCAGAACAAAGTGAATACCGTGAAATTAAATATGTTGTACCAGTTACTGAAGGGTTCCATAAATATCGAATAGACCTTTTAGAGGACCTTTCACTTGCAAATATTTCGATTAAGCAGGGCAATAATAACTATGTAATTAAGCCGCGCTGGATGAATGTTGAACCAGGTGAATATGCTGTAACTGTTACTACAGATAATCTAAGAAGATTGTTTATTGAGTTTGGCGATTCTGAGAGAGCTGGTCGTACTCTGCAAGCCAATGAAACGGTAATAATTGGAATTCTTGAGACATACGGGGAAGTTGATGTTAATCGTTTAAAAGATGCGGCTTTACTTGATGTACTTTCTAATGATGAACAACGCATATCAGTGCGTTTTAAAGCTGGTGGAGTGATTAGAGAGGGCGTAGATCCGTTAGCTATATCTGAATTACGTTTATTATCAAGCTATCCATCGCTTTACGATGAAGATGCTGTATTTCTGGGTAACTTTGACTATGCGGTCCGTAAAAAATTCATGAAACGGGCACAGTTTATTTCTGTTTGGAATGAAACTTTGCAAGAGCAACACTTTGCCATTACATACCGCGACATTAATCATTTAAACCTTGTGGTGGTTGCCAAGAACCCAGCTGAACAAGCAACGTTAGAACAAGATATCTGTCAGTATATTGGTTATTGCGATAACTTGTATGAAGGTAAAGTGAATGTACATGAAGCTGTAGAAAAGCCAATTGAAGTAAAAATTAAAGGCTCTTTGGCTTCTGTACATAACACAGATATGGTTAAGACACAGATCAAAGAATTACTTGTAGAACGATACGGGCGTGAATCATTGAGCTCAAGTCGTTGGCTGGTTAATGGCTTTAATACGCAAGAAATGGGGAAGCTGATTAATGACAATATTGTGGCTTTCCAAGACCGGATGAGTGACTTTACCATTATGCTTTCAAATGAGTTGAATAAGCCTAATGAGTGGGTGTATGTGACAAAAGACAGCATTACTGTTGAGTTGGAACGCACCGCTGATATTTCGGGGGCTACATGGACCCTATAAGCTTTACTCGGCCTATCGATGAACACTATGTGAGTACGGGCTTGCAAACCGCACTTGCTAAAGCATTTAAACAAGTATTTGCACAAAACTTTGAGCAGTCCATTCAAGATTTATTGGATTACGGTTGTCCTCATATCGGTAGTAAAACAGTTGTAGAACGGTTCTCTAAACAAAACGGACTTGTTGTATTACGCCGAAATAACACCTCTGACACGTTAATGCGAATTATCTATGCCAATTGGAGCAGCATGGGTAATAAAAGAGGATTAGCGTTTTTAGAGTTTGTTTTACGAATGTTGTGGGGTAAAGATCATTTTCAGATTATCCGGCTATGGCACAGCTTGGAAAAGCTAAAAGAATATCCAGCCTATTTGTCTGATTTTGAAAAGCCAAATTACTTCTTAACAAGTCGGATTAGAATTGTTTTAGATAAAACTGTTGATGCAAATGAAGTGGTAGAGCTGTCACCGATATTACGGCGTTTAGTACCAGCCAATATTGTCGTTAAAGTTCACTCAATGGCATTTGATAGAGATTTAGGCGACACAAGCTTTGCAGCGGCATTAGCAGCTAAGCCTTATGCAGTCTATAACTTCCTTTAATTCAATTGGAACTGTTGAGTTAGCGCTCAAATACAAAATGATTTCATAGTCCTGTTCATTAGTTCAGGACTTTTTTATATGCAACAAGCTCAAGACAATGTTTTAGTAGGAATCGCAGAACCTATCAATGGTCAGGGAGAAAACTTATTAATTGATCATTTCTTAGGATATGCAAGCCATGAATTAGAACCACAAGAAATTGATAAAGTTATTAAAGGGGAAGTGGTTGAAGGCATCACGGAATATGCTCAGGGCCATTACTATAAGATTTCAGCAAATCCTGAAAACCAAAATGCAAAAGAATTTGAAATCAGTATTCATTTTCAGGATGGCCCAATTCCTGAACATGGGGTGAATGGAGTTACTAGTGAAGCATTGTTAAAAGTGCTTATTCACCGTACTAAAACTTTAGATGAAAAATTCCCAAGCGAATTCAATAAACAAGCCATTATTTATATGGAAAGTGCGCTAGAAGAATTTAATAAGCGTACAGCAGAGCGCCGTGCTCGTGGTGTTGAAGGTACACTTCTAAAGTAATTGGGTGAAGTATGCGATTAAGTATTTTTTGTCGAAAGCGTGGTTGTTCTCAATTAATTGACTTATCTCAAATGGATTGTTTGCAAGTCTCCCAAAGTGAACATCGAGGCGGCATGGTTAGCGAGAGCTTTTATGATGTTTTTATCTCACTAAAAAGTGGATTCATCTTTGATGCAACCATTGAAGATAAACAGCATGACAAGCTATTGGAATTGATTGAATGTGATCAAAAGATTTGATTTGGAACTGATTAAATTTCAACTATAGAACAACTGAAACAATAGCCTCAATCACAGCATTGGGGCTTTTTTATGGCTAGCAAAAATAGAAAGACAAAAGTTCTATCTTACAACTTACATGACCGATGCCGTAAATATACCGGTGTTGATCGAAGTAATGTCGATGTTGATGCAATGGTCAACTTGATCAACAGTGACCATGTTCAAGAAATGGTTGCTACTAATTCATTACAAGGTTTTTACGGTCATCAAATTCGACAGCGTTACGGTATGGTACCGCCTGAAACTGTTCCTATTAAAGGTAAATTGGTATATCTAGCCCCTGCGCTTAAAACAATTCATTTACGTGCTTCACAAGATGGGACTGTAGAGCATCAAGAAGAATTTTTTGACAATGAACCTGGTGAACTTGCATTAAGACAGTATGCCGCACAAGCAGGTGGATTCAGCACAGCAGTTAACTATAAGAGAATGGGTGGTCGTCTTATACCAACTGGCTTTTTTGGTTTTGACTATGTGTCACAACCTAACTATGCAAGTAATGTAGGTGACGGTCAGTTATTTGATGGTTTATTTGTTCCAGAAGAACCTGAAGGTGTTGTTTCTTGCTTTGATAGTGCAACTGACATTTCACAGTTATCACCATCTGAAATTGTTATTGCTCAATTACTTGAAGATCAAATCTTACAGACCTACGACAATATCAATAGCCAACTTCATCTTTTAAATGAGTTAGGAAATGCTCAAGGGTTAGTAGGTGAACTATCAGAAAAAGTTGATAAACAGAAACGCCTGCAACAACTTAGGGAAGAACGCAAAAAAGAACTCTATACAGGTTTGGTAAATCCTGTGAAGAGCTTTGATTCAGTTCAACAACATGCTGAACAAATTCTGCAATCCATGGATCAGCCAAGTGTAAAAGAAAAAGCTAAAAAGCCGAAAAAGTCTTTTGGCAATATCTTTAGTGTATGGGGGTAATAATGAATTACCCCAATGATTCACTTAAAAGCATTCAAAACGCTTGGTATAAGCAGTTAGTTAATTTTCGCGCTTGGTATATGCCAGAGACACAATTAACAGCTGACTGGAAAATGAGAGCTATTGGCAACGCTATAAAAGCATGTCCTTCAAGGATGATGGACGACTCAGAAGCAATGCTTTCTGAATACAGAAAAAGCCAAACACATGGTGATAACTCTAAAGTTCAATTACCAATCATGCTTACTGCAACAGCGTTAACAGACCAACCCCCTGATGTAAATCAATTACTACCAGTACCAGATTTTGTTGAAACGGTCATTGATGAGAAGCGGGTAAAAGTTCGTCTAGTACCAACAACTGTAAGAGCTCAAATCGCATTTTTTGCCACCAATCCTAACGATCTGCGTTCAGTCATTGGGCAATTTTGCGCGTACATGTCTAGCAGTGATAACCGCCGTTTTAATGTGCCATTTCAGCAATGGAATGATCATGTTGTTAATTCAACATTCACTGTATTTGAAAATGAACTTTTTCCATCACCCGTACCTAGCGAAGCAGTCAATCTTTCTATCTCAACTGTAGATATTCAGCTTGTGGGTTACACACCTAACGTTATCGGTTTCGGTGGTCCTTTCGATCAAAACACGGGTAATGGGTATGAACCTGACGGCTCAGCAACGGAACAGCCCGCAATCAACGACAAAGTTGTAGTGCAAGCTGATCAGTACACGCCACTCGACCATCAACGTTTGAAGGGTGACAGAGAAACAGGTGAAATTACAGTTGAGCGTATAGATGACTGACTTAATCGATAAGGCACAAGAAAGTGCTGATTATTTATTGCAGCAAGAAATTGCAAATCGATGCCGTTTTGACGGCGAATCTGAAAAAGAATGTGTTGAATGTGGTGAAGAAATACCAGAGCGCCGCCGTTCTTTAGGTGGCGTGAAATTCTGCATTGAATGCCAAACCAAGTTAGAACGCAAACGGCGCTAAGGATACAAGTAATGTCTGGAATTATTCGTATTGACAGTCGTGTTGCTGGGTTTTCTGATCAACCGATTCGTCTCATTGGAGCCGCATTTGCGGATACTGGTGAGCTTGTTATTCAAAAAACAGCCGTTTATTCAAATTTACCTGTACCAAGTGATTTAAGAGATCAAACGGTTGTAGTAACTGACTCACCGGACCAAGTACAGAATTGGCAATTAAGTTTCAATGCTAAAGACCACTTAGAGGAAGTGATTTCAATTTATCAAGCTCGTTACAGAGCAAAATTAATTGAAATTGAGCCGAAGTTAAACCAGTACAACCCTAAGAACGTACTTGAAATCCGTAAAGTCGATAAAAACGGCCTTCAGCAGGAATTTGATAGCAGCAGCTTAAACAACGGCCACATTGCAATCCTGTTAGCTGTTTGGGCTAGTACAAAAATTGCAAAAGGCTTTTCAATTACTGAAGGGAATCAGTTTGAAGAAGATGCTGTAGATCCAACAATGCTTCCTTTTTCAATCTTTTAATTAATGGTGTTTTTACGGTATGGCTTTGGCACCATTAAAAGAAATTCCCGAATGGTGGGAACTTTGTGAGCGTTATCGATACGACATCTATGCTTTCGCCGTAGAAGCATTAGGTGTCGAACCCACATGGCAACAAGAATTACTATTTGAATCTATTGCATTTGATGGTAGTCGTACATCCGTAGCTTCAGGTCACGGTTGTTTTGGAAAAGGGACTTTAATCAAATTAGCCAATGGGGAATTTATCCCAGTTGAGCGCATTAACCTAAATCACAAGATCCTTGCTGCAGATGGTAAGACTGAACTAGATGTAATTAAAACAGTAACTGGTTATCAGGATATGTACCGGTTTGAATATGAGAATGGCAAAGCTCATACATTCAATAAATCGCATATCCTTTGCTTAATCTCTTTATACGATGGTAACGGCTGGTCAAAGGGCGACAAGATTGAATTACTTGTTTCTCAATACATGAACCTAAAGCCAAAAAATAGAGAACAGTTTGCATCATATAGGCTTGTTGATGGGGATCATGAGCCTTTAAAAATCACATCCGTTGCCGAGCTGGGTGAAGGTAAATATTACGGTTTTGTACTCGATCCAGATCCATTTTTCTTAGGTGAAGATGACTTAGTACTACATAACACTGGTAAAACGGCCAGTGCCGGTATTGTTGCCTTATGGCATCTCTTGTTTTTTGATGAATCAATCATGATGTTTACTGCCCCCCAGATCGGGCAGTTAAAGAAACAAGTCTGGAAAGAAATCAGTATCAATCTAGCACGATTGAAGCAAGGGCCTTTGGCTTGGCTTGCTGATTATGTCGGGTACCAGTCTGAACTCGTTTACATTAAAGGCTACAAAGAAAAATGGTATGTCTTTGCTAAGACAGCACCAAAACATCAACCTACAAACTTGGCTGGTAACCACGGCGATAACTACATGGTCTGGGTCGATGAGGCCAGCGGTGTAGATGATGCTGTACTGGATGTAGCGTTTGGTGCATTAACTCACGAAGACAACCGTGCCGTAATGACGTCGCAACCTACCCGTAATGCGGGTATGTTCTATGAGACTCATCACAAGTTAAGTCATCGAGCTGGTGGTGTTTGGATTGCTCTCACATTTAACGGGGAAGAGTCACCATTAGTTAGTAAGCAATCTTTAGAAGAACAACGGCAAAAGTATGGAAGCCGTGAAGACGCTCAGTACAAGATCCGTGTTCTAGGTGAATTCCCAGACTTATCGGATGAGTTCTTAATTACCAAACGTCAAACAGAAGAAATGTATGTTGGCGCGAGTATTTTTGATGACCATCAATTCGGTTATGTCATTACGGTTGACGTTGGTGGTGGTGTTGGTCGTGACGATTCAGTAATTGTTGTATCTAAAGTTTGGGGCGAATCGCAATGGGGGGAGCGTGCACGCCGTGTAGAAGTTGTAGATATTCCATTATGCAAAAACAGAGATGATATCTTAGAACTATTTGCAAAGATTAATGAGCTACTTTTACAGTACCCAAATGCTAACTTGGTTGTAGATGACAACGGGGCAGGTAAAGGTTTAGGCCAGTATCTTAAAAAGCAAGGTATTTTCTACGTTCCTGTTTATTGGGGCTCACAATGTTTTAGTAATGACAATAGAAAAGAGTTTACGAATAAACGTTCATTAGCTTATGTGGGCTTAGCTCGAGCAATCGCAAATGGACGTTTTAAAATAAAAACGAAGAAACACAATGTTAAAATTAAAGACCAATTAATCCACGTTCCATACCGGTTCGATGACTTTGCTCGTTATAAAATCTTGAGCAAAGACGAAATGAAACGTATGGGAATTAAATCACCGGATATTGGTGATGCTTTTGCTTTCTTATTCTTAGAAAACGTTCACTACACTGAAGCTTACGAAACTGTAAATGTCACTGACGATACACCGGAAGGCCGTGAACAAGCTGAACGTAAATCAAGATTCAGTGCTTTAAGAGAAGCAGCTGAAAAAGAAAATGATTAGTTATATGGAACTGCCCACTTAAATACCTATTCTTCATAACTACCATAGATCAATAAATCATATGGGTGGGTGGTTATGGCTATTAACTTCTTTTTAACTGACGCAGGTCGGAATGCATTAAATAAAGTGAGCGATGTTGCTAGCTTTGGGGGGGAGCTTACCCATCTTGCTGTTGGTACCGGCAAATTTGATGCATCAGTGGAAGCGAAAAACCTAACTTCTCTTAAAAATGAATTAGCTAGATTTTCTCTTAACGGTGGTGGTGTAGATACAGAAACGGGTACTTTGCGTTTTGTAATGAGTATTGAGCCCACTTTAACAATGGAAGTGTTTGAGATGGGTATTTACCTATCAGACGGCACTTTACTTGCAGTAGCGTCAACTACAGAAGTTCAATCAATCATGTCACTGCATGCAAACGTGGTTGCTATCGTTACTTTTGGATTTGTTTTAACTGACGTTAATTTAAAAAATGTAACTATAAAAATTGATCCAAATACTCCAATTGCAGTGATGTTGATGAACCAGCATAGTGCAGATGAGGATCCACACCCGCAATACGGGGCGTTAATACAGAAAATAATCAAAGAACACTTAAATCATAATGATCCACATTCACAATATGCTTTTAGAAAAGACGTAAAAGAAAAAGATGATGATTTACAGCGCCAAATTAATGGATTAGATACTTCATCCCAAAATTTAGGTCAGCAGCTAACGGATTTAAAAAAATATTTAGATTCTCAATATCCGAAATTATTGGGAGCAGGGGTAAACATTGGGTCTAAAGCTACTATTGATTTGGGTGGAAAGGTAACTGACTTACGTGACTCAAAATATGCTATCCATTTAACACCTGAAAGCACGCATGAAGCGTGGACAATAACGCGTTCTGAAAAGTCATTTGATTATGAAGTTTGGAATCGTTCTGGGCAAAACCGAATTGGGTATTCTGGAATTGTAAGTTGGTCTGTAATTCAAGTTGCTGCAGAAACACTTAATGATGGTAATGGCGATTACACAGTACCTGGTGTGTATATCATTCCAATCCAACCAAAAGAGCAAAAAGAATTCATTTTAGTAGGTGCTGGTGGCGGCGGCGGTGGCAGTATTTGGGAAGCTGGAAGAATGGCCCATGGTACAGATGGTGGTGATACTCGCTTACGTTTAAATGAACTTGATTTAGCATTAGTGGGGGGTGGTAAAGGTGGTACTAGTGGGCAATGGTCTAACGGTAGTTATTTTTCAAATGGTGCTGGTGGGTTACCTACGGCAATCACTATAAATTCAAACTTAACTGAGATTTCTAGAAAACTTGGTAATGCAGGTATAGCTGCAAATCAAACTAATCATGTAGGCGGTTCTTCAGTAAGTCCTGAGGGTAATTGGGGTGCAGGTGGAGATGGCGCAAATGGAGTCGGTGATCTTGGTTGGGGTTTAGGTGGTGGCGGTGCTAGTGGCGGATTATTGGTTTGTAGATATTCTAATATCAGTGAAAAAATTCAATATATGACACTCATTGTTGGTGAACCTGGTCTTGCAACCGAAAGTAATGGTAATACTGGTAAAGCAGGTATTGGTGGTTTTGCTCGTGTAAGTACTGTTAAAGCTTAAATAGGTGAAACAGTATGAGAAATGATTATCGAAATGCTATTAGAGACTTAATTCACCGGAATCTTCAACAAAATAATATTCAGAATTTAATTGTATGGGAGATTAAAGAGGATGAATCGCTAGATCCATCATTGTTGAGTTTGAAATTATATGGTTCAAGAAATCATATTGACGCAGTACTTGTGGCTTGTGAAGCGAATGGCGTTTGGGAAAAGTTACCTCTACAAAAGGTAGCATTTCCAAGGCTCGTTGACCTTTTAAGACTTCAAAAAGAATACTTGCAGGATAATTAATATGTCAGCATTCAAGCCAGATGATTTACGCCGTGCCCAGCTGCAATTAAACCAGTCTTTGCAAAATGGTGGAGTTCGTAGAGATCAACAGAGCCGCCAGCGTGCAGATAGAGAACAGCGGGCATTTGCAGAAAAAGAAATTGAATATGATGATTGGGGACGAAAGATCCCTAAACCTATGTTCTTGCGACCACAAGATATTGCCCAAGGGGAAAAATATGATGTCGAAAGGGTACTTTTTACAACATTAGGTCAGCGAAATGGAGAAGTACCACGGCGTATTACCCGTGATGATATCTTGGCATTTCAGGAAAACATTCAACTATTAAAAGATCAGTATAGTAAGGGTATTACCCCTCAAAACATCATTAATTTAAGCCGACAAGACGATATTGACCGGGCAAATGAGCAAATCTATTTGGCGGTTCCAGTAAGCAGAAAAGCTGGTTTAGTTCACTTGCTTACTAATGCCGGACCAAATAGTAAAGTTTTAAATCATCACGTTGAGATTGAGTTTTCTAACTTTAAATCTGTTGTTTTTGATATCGATAAACAGGCATTAAACACCGTCAAAAACCGCTTGGCTAAAGGCAAAATCAAATTTCAGTGTGATTGCGAACGTCATACGTTCTGGTACCGCTATATGGCAACTATTGGCGGTTACAATTTAGGACGTGATGAGGGCGGCTTTCCAAAGATACGTAACCCGCATTTATCCGGTGTGGCATGTAAGCATGTATTGCGCGTTGTTAAGTGGATTAGTTCACCATCTGGGATTGCCTACCTTAAAAAGGAAGTAGAGAAAGACCGTAAAAAACAAGTAGGTGCACGGTATAAGCAAACAGATAAGCAAATACAGAATTCAATTAACGAGCAAGTAAAGGATTTGATGAATGGTTCTGTTAAGCCAATCAAAGCCAATATCCAAAAAGCAGAAAAAGAAATGATGCGTAGAGCTGATAAAGTTGCCAAAAAGCTCTTAGAACGCGAATTAAAAACCCTCAAACGTTTTGAAGTGGAAACTGTTAGAGCGAGTCAAATTGAAAGAATTCAAGCCTTACATAAATCAGGCGCAATCGACAATGACATGTTAAATGTCTTTATGAAAGGTTTAAGTCGAAATGCTAAATAGATCAGTAAATCAAGTTGCAAATGGACGCCGTTTAGCAGCTAGACGCGTTGTTATGAATGCTCTAGCAAGTATTCCAGCGCAAATTTGGCGAAAAGAAGTAATTTTCAATAATCCGGCTGAAGATTCAAAACCTTTAGATCCTCTTTCTTTTGAAGCGAACACTTTATCGATCCAAGACGAACCCAACTACAAGTATGAATATAAGGGCGCTGCTTATGTTCATTTCGATAAATTTAATGGTGGTTATATTCAAAAGAACTTCTCAATGAATAACCCCTCAGATTTGGTATTAACTGCTCAAGTAGAGCCATTTAATGATGAGTTGGAAGATGTATTGGAAAGGATAATCAACATCCCCGACTTGATTCTTAAAGAAGGGGACCTTTTAGGATTAATGATTTATGAAAATTTAATGTTGTGGTTTGAGATTGTGAATATTACTGGTTTTAGCCTCATGGCAGATTTTGGCAGTAAGTATGTTTTAAACCGTAGAGATGATTTGTTTATTTCACCTATAGGTGATGGAGAAACTAAATGAGCTATTTAATATTCAATGAAAAAGGTAAAAAGACAGGTGACATTGAAATAGCTGAACAATGTACTTCTGCAATTTTCAATTACCAGGTAATCGGGAACGGGGCAGAAGTAGAGTTTTTCGGAAGCAATGTTCCATATGCAGATCCGCAAAACGATTCTCACTGGGTGTCTATTCTTACATTAACAGCTGCTGCGCCCGATACTGAACCGTTTAGACAGCATTGCTGGGATAAGCTCCGTTATAGAGTGAAAGCAGGTGATAATGTGGAGATTTATGTTTCAAGTGGTGTAAGCGGATAGCTATATAAATAAAGGGCTGAGATGGTCCTTTAGCTACATTTTCTTTGTCCTCAATTTTGGGGACTTTTTTATGTTTGGAACCGACCAGCTTTAGTAAAAATAGGCCATGTCAGACTTTCTGCATCTTACATAGAAAGCCAAAGGCTGGTTTAAAATGACTGTGTTAACAGAAGAAATTCGTAAAAAGTATGATGCTCAACAACTAGCTACTGTTCAGTGCCGAAATTACTATTTCAAAAGTCCTGATGAGCTTGAAAATGGGTTTGATAGTGCTCAAACAGCTGCAGAAGATTACCCAGAAGTATTAAAAGCAATTTTTGATTCAATTGGCATGGATTATGCGCCAGAAGTTGATAAAGCTGTGATGTTTGGGGTATCACAATATCAAGCACGCCATGGGGGTGAATTACCACATCCTTCAATCATTGCAGCTGCATTATCTGCTGGTTTAAGTGGTGCGAAACAAGCATCTGCTTTGCCTGCTGAGACCCTTAGCTATTACGATAGTATTAATGAATCTGGTTTTGATGATGTAAATCACCAGCATCATGAATCTGTAAGCATCGTTCCAGCAATTACAGTTGCTACTATCGCCAACGTTATCGCTTATGCAACACCTATCGTTGCTATGATTCCCAACTCAAATGGCTCAAATGAAGTACCGATTGTATCTATTCGCTTTATCACCAACCGTGATTTTGGTGCAATGAAGAAATCAGAATACTTAGATGGTGCAAATGCTTCTAAGCCTTATGTTGAAGGACGATTCCGTTTTGCATTGTCTAATGGTGGCGCAGGTACAACTTATACTGTGACTGCACGAACAGGTTATGAAGACTTCAAGGCTAAAACACCTGATGCCAAAGCGAGTTTATTGCCATTTATTGCGGGTAATGTATCTATTAAGATCAATGGTAAAGAAGTTGCGCATACTCGAAATCGCAGTAAATCAAAATTTTCAGGCAAGATTTCTGCTATTGCTGAGAAAGACGTAGTAGTAAACGGCGTTGAATATCGTGTAGTTGGTAGCGAAATTGACATTTCAGCTAGCAAAATTAGCGTGACATTAAATGAAGCATTACCAGCTGGTGCGAAAATTGAAGTTCATCTTGTGGCGGATTTTGATGCGCGTGATGGTAATGATAACTATCTATTAACCCCAGTTGGTGTTGATTTCGAACCTGAATATGAAACATTGATTGCGTCACCTATCATGGCACGGGTAACAGCTTCAACACTATTACAATCTCAGTTAACTAACGAACTTAAGCTTGGTTTTCTGGGTCAGGCTTTAGCAATTGTTCAAGGTAAAATCTTCTTAGAACAAACTGTACGTTTATTAGGTGAAGCAAAAGATTTAGCTGAATACTCCGCTCGTGAAGTTACTTTTGATGCTTCTCGTGGTGTGACTGGAAAATTAGCAGCTGCATTTAATACTTCAGGTGACTTGTTTGCGGAAGTAAATAAATTTATTGCAGCTGCCAAATTGGATATTAACCAACGTACTGGTGGCTCTACCGTAGCATTTGACTTATATGTTGGCGATACTGGGTCAGTATTCTTTAATCAACTGTCAAGCGACAAGATGCCAGTTAAAACCGGATACACTGCTGGTTATGGTCAAATTGTCCGTATTGGTACTCTTGCAGATGGTACAAACGTTTACCACGCACCGACAGCACAAGAGCTTGTAGCTGAAGCAGATACAGCGTTTGATATGCTTTTAGTTGGTCGTGGTAATGAGCCAATTCGTGCGCCGTTCGTTGGCTTTATTCAAACGCCTCTTTCAGTTATTGAAACTCGACCAGATGCGCGTGAATCAGTACTTACTTTAATCGGTGCTCAAGCAGCCGAAATGAACCCGTTAGAACGTTATGCTGATCAAAGCTATGTCATCCACTGTATCAATATGCCATCTCTCAAAAATTCGTAAGTAAAACAGATAAGGGCGCATTTCGATGCGCCTTTTTACCCTATTTATTGAAAGGAAAATCTCATGGCTGCTGCAACACAAAACACTGACGAAACTTTAGCTTCAACTGACGAACAAGCGACTACTAAACAAAAAAACACACGTAATAAAACCAATAAAACTACAGAAACACAGAATACCCAAGCTGGTGATGAAAAAGCTTCAGACCAAGGTGATTTGTTAAATAGCCAAGGTCCTGAAGACGGCGCATCTCAAGATGAAGGTAATAAACCTACTGATTTGAAAAATGGCGATTCAGATAATGAAGAGTCCAATACTCAAGAAAATGGAAATCCAACTGAAACATCGAATGATTCTGTCAAACCTTCAAATGATCTAGATTCAAATGGTGGTAAGTCTGGTGATGATGTGGGGACGGAATCGGATCATGTCCTTAAAGAAACTGATACTTCTAAAGTTAATACTCCCATTACGGATTTGTTAACAGTATCAGGTGGGAGTAGCGTGGATCCGCTAGTTATTAAAGTTACTAATAACGGATTTTCAACAGTTTTAGAACCGTTATCACGTGTTGCTATTGAGGCAGGTAAAACAGCAAGTATTACGTGTCATAACCAAACATTTAAACATCAAGTACTGGAAAACTTACGTCAGTTGAAGGGGCTTGGTAAGAATCTAACTGTTGAGTAACAAGATGACTATTTTCATTATTGATGGCACGAACCCAATTATGGATGCTGTTGGTGATCATCCTACTGAACGAAGTATTACACTTCAAAATAACGGTTTAAGTGACATTACCGAACCATTTACGCAAGTTTTGGTACAAGCTGGTCAAAAGGTCACATTCACTTTGATCGGTGACGAAGCTCATAAACAATTGCTAGATAACCTAGATCAAATTAATGGCTTGAAAGGTAATGTACTTCAAATTGTACCTACTGAGGCAGAAGAGCCTACAGAACCTGCTAGCGGATTATAAAATTTAGGAAATGAAAAACCACTTTCGAGTGGTTTTTTTTACATTGGAACTAGCCAGAAAATCAAAAAAGCCAACGGCTCAAAATACTTAAAACAAATAGCCTTGGGCGTGTAATGTAATGAATATACTTGCTCTATCAAGTACAGGTGAGCTATCCCTTGTAGCAGGGGCCAGCCCATCACTAAAACTGGAATTTGATACTCACAGTTATCTTGCAAATACAGAAATCAATGTGGCCTTTTTTGCGAAAGTAACTAGCCCACGCGGTCCTGCAGATATTTCTATGCGTTTGGAAATCCGTGATGCGGTAACAGGTGATCAAATTGTTACTGTTCAGGGATTAGTAGATGGAGACATTGAAAATTCTGCTTCTATTGTCGCTGTAGCTGATGCGAAAGAATATTTTGAGCGTTTTGATTTATCGTTAGGTATTGATGCGTTACAAGCAATACTCAAATCAAATGCTTATAACGAATCAAATAGCTTAGGTCGTGCTTCAAAAACATTGGCATTGGAAGATGAATCGTTACCATCATTTAATCCAGATGAACTATATAAGATTCTGACGAGTCAATTAAGTACACCAGCATATCTGACTTTACCAAATCCTCATGATTTACCAATTTATGTTGCGGCACAACGTGCAGCTACAAAGTTACGTATTCCTTTGGATGCTGAAATCAACCCAACTTTTACAGCTGAGCAAGCAGCTCAATTTGCGACAAGTGTAGATGCACAATCACAGTTTGTTCAATTCATTTGGAGTCCGAACCTATGCCGTCCATCTGGTGCTGTCACACTAAGAGGGCGTAAGGTCCCAGCTTATTATTTGGGCCATTACATCGGCGATAAATTATTACGTAACGCAAAGTTAAATAAACAAGGCTTTGCGCCGTTAAAAAATGCAGTAGCTTGGAAAGATTATCCATTTACAGCAAAAAACTTAAGCCAGATGCCGAATATTGATCTTGAAGATGAACAGACTCAAGAAATGTTGGCAAAGGCTAAAGTAAATGTAGTTCGCCCAGTTAAGTTTGAAACTACATTATTCGTTTTAAGTGATGTATTAACCCAGTATCAAAGTAAAAATAGTGCATTGCGTTTAGTTCCTGCAGCTGAGATTGCGGCACGAGTTACGAATAAATGTATCGAAATCCTTAGAACTTACATGTTCCAAGCTACACCGGACTATATCAAAAAAGCTGGTGATGAAATTCAAGAGTTTTTAGAGGGTGCTTCTAGTGAAACAACCGGTTGGTTACAACCGGCTGAAGATCTAGGTGGTAAACCTTTTGAGTTCAGTTTAATACCTGACAAAGACTATCCATATGAGCGTGTACGACTCTATTTAGCCCATGGAGTTGTTGGTACAACTCGTGCCGCAATTTTTGATGACGACGTTTTAGTTAAATAATTTTAAGGATCTATCAAGATGAATCCATTTGGCCCAACTACAGAAAAACCTTTAGCTTTACGTGCTTTTGATTCAGCAGCGGAGAATATTTCTACCGTTGTAAGTAAGGTTTCAAGTACTGATCGAGAACAGCAATCTGTGATTGAACAAGTACGACAAATTGCTCTGAACATTCTATCTGATACGGTAGATACAATCAGTGAAGGTAAGCTTGAAGAAGGTGAACTGGGCGTTGATCATTTAGACGCATTAATTGTCGATGCATTAGATGGTGCAGATGATGAAGACGGTATCTATGAAAACGCTTTGATGGCGTCTCTTTCCGATGCTTTCTTAACATTTGGCGTTGACGCTACTGATATTGAAGAGATCTTTAGTGATGATACAGAAGTTGCTGATACGGCGTTAGAAGCAGCAGCCAATACAGTTCTTGCTAATATGCCAGACGAAGGCCCTGAACTTGAAGAACTGGTTCGTGAGTTTATTTTCGGTGAAGCAGATGAAACTGAAGAAGGTTTCGATTCAATGGCTAAAAAAATTAAAGCTCGAAATGGAGCATTTAGCCAACGGAAAGTAAATGGGCGAAAAATTCACTACCGTGGTGTGCTGGCTATTCGTCAAGGTGTCAAAACCGTTGTGAATAAACGATTACCTGGTCAAAAGGTCCGTTTAACTGCAGCACAAAAAGCTGGTATGAAAAAAGCTCGACTTCATGCTTTTACTGCAAATGCAATCAACAAGCGTTTACGTTCATTCAAAAAAGGTAAACGCTTAGGTATTTACTAATTACTCATAGGTAAGGTCATTTTTGGCTTTACCTATAATCCATTTAATTAAGGAAATACTCATGAATACAACTCAAATCATAGGTGAAGCGCCTGGTATTCAATATCAGAAAAAAACTGATAAAACAGAAATAAAGACCAATCAATCATTAACTGACACAATTATTATTGGTCGTTTTATGCGTGGGCGTTTTGATGCACCGATGACAATACATAAGGGTAATATCCGTGGTGAACTTGGTTATGAACCAAATAATCCTGATTATCGTTGTGTCCAAGATGCGCTAGATCGGGGTGTACCTTCATTACAGGTTCTGCGAGTACCACCAAATATTGGATAAAAAGCAGATTAAAAAAGCTACCTTATAGGGTGGCTTTTTTTATGGAACCAATCAAATTTTAAGTGGAAATAACCTTTTAATCTTGGGGCATATTATAGCTATTGAGCATCAGAAATATGCAACAATCTAATCCGATTTTACTAAATCAGCTTAAACAAGATTACATTGCTCTACAGCAACTTGGTTCACCCTTATTAGCGTGTCAGGGGATGTTTGTTCCTCGTGGCATGGAAGATCTTCGCTTCTTATTTAAAAGTTGCCCACGTCCGATTGTGAGTAATGAAGATCCAGCAGAAGTTCAATATGCTGGTGGATTTACTGGAATTGTTGCTGGTCCTCCGAAAACCCATTACACAGGCAACCTTCAAATCCTAGTAACTGAAGCAGGGCATGATCAATTATTAGCTGAATATGTCGTAGCTAGTGGTGGAATCATCCATGGTGATTATTACGATGGCCGATTAGGAAGTTTTACACGCTCATATGCACTTGAAAACTGTGCTATTCGCTTTGAGTCAGCTGAGTATGATTCAGATAGCCGATCTCAAGTTATGACTGTCTCTTGCCCAATCGACTATAACTACTTTGGTAGCTTCGCAAACATTGGTACCAACGGCAGTATTCAGCCGGGTAAAAAAGAAATTGATGGTACAGCTGAGCTTGTTAATCGAGTTCAGCAAGTGATCAATACTGCTCAACAAGCAACTAATCTTGCAAATGCTGTGCAAGGCGTTGGTCGTCAACTGGGCAATCTATTTGGGTAATGGCTATGAAGTTATTACCTGAATCTGAAGGTTATGCTGTAGTTGCTGGTTCTATCCAGCAACTTTCAGAAGAACTCTATAAAGAATATCAATTATCGGGCTATTCAATTTTGCTTGATGATATCGTGAAAGCATTTTTAGATGAGGCAAAATATTATGCCGGATGGGCTGTTTTAGATTGTCAAACTAAAGCTACCACGAGTATTGAACTGAATGAAACTATCGTACTTAGCGGTGATGAGTACGTAATCATCCAACCATTAGTAAAAGCTCACTGTGATCTTTTGCAAGCTAGATTGGTTGAAGCTACTCGTGGGCTCGGAGTCGAAAGTTATGGGCTATCTGTATCAGAAGCTCAACAGAACTATAATGAAAAGAAAGACGCTTTGCCTAAACTTGCGTTTTGTATGGCCCCAATTAGTTTTAATTTTAACTTGGGGAACCGTTAATGCAAATCACCATTGTATCTGCGGGTAAAATTATTCCAGCATCTGAGCTGATTAGTGCAACTTTAAGAACTGATCTCGTACCTATTCCTGCATCCATTGAGTTCACAGTTCAATCTACTACTGAATTAGACTCCCTTTTAAAAGAAGGGGAGCTACTTACTGTAAATGACACATCTCATCCTTTCGAACTTATCAAAGTAACCCCTCTAAAAACTCAGACTATTAAACAAGATCGGCGAGTAGGTGGCATCTCATGTATTGGTATTTTGGCTGGTTGTAAAAGACTTATTGAATATTCAAAGCAAGCAATTATTAGTAATGAAACTTCTTTTAATTCAGTAATTCGAGCTTGTGGTGCAACGATCAGTCTGGGCAGTGATTTACCTTTGCCTAAATTTGTTTGTTTAAAGGGTAGTATGCCTACACAGCGCTTGGCTCATTATCTACAACAAGAAGCGGCTGTAATTTGCTTTCAAAATAATAAAGTGTCTGCTCAAAAAATTGATTCTTTCTTTAAAAAGGAACCTATCACAAAACTAGATCCTAGCAGTGTCGTTTGGATATCCAGTAAACCTTTGGAACTGATGCAAAAATCATCTTTTGTCACAGTTGAGAATAACGGTTCAACGGTTGTTGGTGATGACTCAATAACCCCAGGCCACACTGTGACGCAAAGAGCTGGTTTAGATGCCCGACAAGTTAAAAACTTGGAAAAGGTTTTGATCTTACGGGGAACCATAATCAGGCCGCTAAATTTGAATTGGAATGCGGGCGATATATTCGAAATAGATAGTAAGAAGTATGTCGTTTTAACAGCTGCACATCATATAGATACAGGCGCAATCGGGGGATCAATGGGGACTTCATCAAAGTTCTGGATTGCTAATTTGTAGGTCAAATATATGAATGGTTTTAAACGTGCAAAGATTTTAAGTTACAACGCAAAAGGTCGTACTGCACAAGTACACATTCATGGTTTAACTGATGGTGCGAGTGAAGGCATTGCAGCAACTTTTGCCTATCCAGTCGGTGATAGTGATTTAGATACAGAAATTCAAATAGTTGATGGTGAAGACGTCTATGTCTTCTTTGAAAATGGTAATGAAGAACGTCCAGTAATCCATAGTTATGTCAGTCACGGAGACGGCGCGATTGTAGGTGTGCGCCGTATTCGACAAGATAATATTGAATTTATCTCTAAAGAAAATTTAAAAGTAGATTCTGGCACAACCGTTTCGATCAAAACGCCGTTAATGAATGTACAAGCTAATACTCAACAAACTGGTAATAGCACATTAACGGGAAATAGCACTGTAATGGGTAATACTTCAGTAGCTGGCAATAGTTCTGTAGCGGGTAGTATGGCCGTTGGCACAACGCTTACGGTTGCTGGTGTGCCTATTGACCCTAACGCTATTGAAGGTGCATTTAAAGACGCTCTCGATAAGTTAGAAGGGCTTAAGGAGGAATTAAAAGAACAAGGGGAGAAGATTGAAAATAACGAACAAACTAATCAAGAAATTGAAGAAAAGGTAAAAGAAGTAGAAGATTTAATTGAAAACATTAAAGATTCTGATGCTTTTAAATTGCTTGAAGAAGGAATGAAACATTTTGATGAGGAAGTTCAAAAGATTCATGAACAAGTTAAAGAAGTTAATCAGATCGCTCAAAATAAAGTCGATGAAGTTCGTGCTTATATAGATCAAGAAATAAATAATACTAAATTAATTGTAGATCAACATAATAATGAGGCTAATCTACGATTGGATGAAGCCAATCAACGTATCGATCAGTCTATTCAAGCTAATGAAGCATTGGTTGCTGATGCTCAACAACGTGCAATTCGTGCTGAGAAAGAACTCGATGATAAAATCGGTTTTATTAAAAGTGAAACAGATTCAATCATTGCTGATGTAAGAAGTGATTCAAATGAAATTCGGTTAGTCGCAGAAAACGCAAAAAAAATTGCGGATCAAGAAGTTCTGGACCGTAAAAAACAAGCAGCTGACACACTAAATGTTATTGATCAAACTAAGGCCGCCTTAAAACAAGACATTGATCAAAACTTAGTTAAAGCTGGTCAAATGATTGATGACGCTAAATTAGCATTAGGTGAAGAAACTAATACACTCATTAATCAAAAAATTGAACCGGTTGTAACCCAAACTGAAGCTGCAGTTAAAAAAGTAGATCAAATTGCAGCTCAGTATATTGATCTTGATAAGAAAGTTGATTCTGGTTTTCTAGCTGAAGCTGAAGCACGTGCAAATGATAAAGAGGCTTTAACTCAAAGTTTTGAGCTTAAGTTTGCTGAAATGCAAAACGAATTCGGTAAGTCAAACGCTCTAATTTCAGAAGATATAAAAACTCTAGCAGCTCAAGATAAAGCGTTTACTGAGCAAATTAGCACCGCACAATCACAAATTGGTGACAACAAAACTGCTATTAACAAAGTCGAACGTACTGTAAGTGATTTGAATCAATCTATTGCTGAGAAAACCTCACAAATTGAATCTACTCTTAAAAACTCACAAGAACAAATAGAAGGTAATGCCGCAAACATCGAAAAAGTAGAATCTTCAGTGAAACTTGTTGATGAGAAGGTTGTTTCAGAAGCAAAAAAACTTGAAGATCTAAAAACTGACTTTAATTCGAATAAAACTAAAACAGAGTCGGATATAGCAACAATTACTCAATCAGTTTCTGATGGTGATAAAGCCTTATCTTTACGTATCGACCAAACGAAAGCAGCTTTGGAAGAAGCTGATCGGAAATCTAATGCAAATATTTTAGAAGTTACTGAGTCACTTACCGAGTTGGAACAGTCTACTGCTTCAAAATTTAGTGAACTTGATACAAGTATCTCTAAAGAAAACTTAAAGGTACAAGGGCAAATTACTGATGTTCAAAAAAGTGTTTCGACCTTAGAAAGTAATACAAATACAAGCATAAATGGCCTTTCATCATCACTTAAAACTACTGATGATCTTGCAAAACTGGCTTTTGATAATGCAGCAGAAGCGCAGCAAACAGGAACAACGGCGGTAAAAGCTACCGAAGCCCTTTCTCAAAATTTATTAAGTCTAAAATCTCAAACTCAAGTAACTTCTGGGGTACGTGCAGTCGTCACAACAAAAGGTATTGATGACTGGACACGTTGGCGTACCACTGCAGAAGCGAAAGTAATTCAAGATTCTGATGCACTAGGTGGTTATATTCTTGAGCTTGGGAATAATGCTGATAATGATGAAACATGGGTTCATTGGAATGAGTTTGTAAAGATTAACCCAGATACACTTTATCGGGTTCGTGCACGTTTCCGCCGTGTACTCGGTGAAAATGGATCTATTTATCTTGGTGTTGCATGTAAAAATGCAGACCAAAGTAAATACGTAACGACTACAAACACCCTTGCAGAAGATATGGGTTCTTCTAACTACTTATTGTCGGCCATTAAACCTAATTTAGGTGAGTGGCAAGAAGTAGTTCTATACATGAAGGGTAAGTCTACTGGGGCAGCAACTGGCTTAGGGACAATTGATAATCCGCGTACTTTCCCCGCGCAAGCTGAATTTTATGCCCCAATCTTTATTGCAAACTACAACTTCCAGACAGGAATTTGTCAGCTTAATTACATTATTGTTGAAGATAACAACTCATTAGCTTCAGCTAATGATGCAACTGCAACAGCAAATGATTTATTCAAAACAGCAACTAACAGAACAGAAGCTGAAGCTGAAAGGACCAGTAAGCTTGAAACAAGAATGCAGAATGCAGAAACAGGTATTCAGAGCAATGCTCAAGCTTTATTGAAAACAGCTACAAAGAGTGATCTCGAAAGTGCAATGGGCCGTGTATCGACTGATATAACAGCTGCTGTAGATAATTTAAAAATCGGTGGTGTTAATGCTGTTGCTAATTCAGAAGCTCCTAGAACATCGACAGCTACAACAAGTCGTGAATACTTAATGTATGAACGAAGCAAAGAGTTAAAAGTTTTTTATGACGAAAACTTAGATAAGCCGGTTACCATTTCATTTGAAGTGAGTGTACCTGTTGCCGGTTCGGTTCAGGTTTACTCATCTAATGGTTCTGCCCACTTTTTCACAACTTCAGTTACAGTAACTAAAGCAAATGAATTTCAAAAATTTGCAGTGACGGTTTTTCCTAAATTTAACACTGGCAGTTCAACTGAATCTACAATTGAGTTTTACGGTACATATGGCTCAGGCCGAATTCCAACAATTCAAAAATTACAGATCGAAGCCGGCAATAAACCTACAGCATGGAGCCCAAGCCCTCGGGATACGCAAAGCTCATTAAATGCTAATGCAGAAGCGATTAAGATCACTCAAGCGGAAGTTAAGAAGCACGGCGAAACATTGTCTTCTCAAAGTTTAGATATTTCTAAGCTTAGAAATGATCTAAATTTAACTAATAATGAAGTAAATAAAAAGGCTTCATCAGAAGCATTGGAAGCAACGAAATCAGATGTAACAGAACAAGCTGGACAGATTAAAGCAGTTACAGAGCAAGCAACAGCACTCTCTGCAAGTTTGAGTAGAGCCGCAGCTGCTGGTTCGAATTTGCTTATCCAGTCAAATGTTGTGGGTAAATATAACGGAACTTCATATCCTCATCTTTCATATAAGCTAGGCGAGGATTGGGAGGTAGGCGCAAAATACACTTTAATGTGGTGTGCCGAACATCAAAGAAATGGTGCGGATACAAACTCTAATTTGGCAGTTTATGCTGGGGGAGGTCAGCAAGCCTTACAATCCGTTGTTAATACAAATGGCAAAGTTATTAATAAAATAACCTTTGTTAAAAATAATCAAGTTATTGAAAAACGTGCTTTAAATTTTTACATGATTAACAGTCCTACTGCTGCTCAAGGTTCAGTCGGAACGGTTTATTGGGCAGTGCTTGTCAGGGGTGACTTAATCACTACTGAATCGTGGATCCCCAGTGCTTATGACTACAACGCTGCAGTAGACCAAGTTAATGCAAACTTTAATGATTTCAAACAAACATATGTGACTGAAAAGGAGGCACTAACAAAGAGAACATCAAGTCTTGAAACTGGACTTTCAAATGCTGAAAAAAATATCGATAACACCGCAAAAGCACTGCAGAACTATGCAACCACAGCAAAGTTAGACGAAGCTACAGCAAATCAAACTAATCAGCTTAATGCTCAAATTAAAAATGTTAAAGCATCTATTGAATCTGCTAATGATAGTGACTCATTACTGCCAGATTTTAATTTAAAAAACCCTGAAGATTGGATTAATTACTATAGTTATGATTTGAAAATCCACTTTAAAACAACTAATACAGGTAAAGTTGGCAATACTGTCTTTAGAAAAGATTCTTCGAATCAAGCAGGATGTTGGATATATAGCCGTAAAGCTTTACCGACAAATCGTTCATATAAAGTTAGCTTTTGGGTCCGCCGAAGTGCAGATTCTACAGGTGATTGCAGCATTACGGCTATGTATGGCAAAGCTGATGGTAGTTTTTCAAATGCTACAATCACTGCATCAGCGATTGCTTTAATTAGAATTCCAGCAAACGAAGAATGGGTATATATCGAACAGGTTGTAACTTTTAATACTCATCCACAAATGAAGTTAGGTTTTGCGCTTGGACACAATGGCAGTGGTGGTTGGTGGGAGTTACAAGCTTATCGGGTAAATAGCGTTTTCACAGACAAAGATGTAGACACATCACTTGTACGCGCTACACAACTACAAAATTATTCGACTACTGCTGACACAAATAAAGCAGTTGCCGCAGCTACAGATGCATTGGAAGCAAAATTTAAGCAGAAGTTCGGAAATTTATGGACAGATAGTTCAGCAACACTGGATAGCACCCGTTATACAAAAGCAGAAACAAATAAAGCTATAGCTGAAGAAAGTAAAATTCTAAAAGCAACAATCTCGTCAAGTGGTGGAGACAATTTAATCAAGAATGGTGATTTCTATGCGCCTTTTTCAATCTCTAACTGGCGTCAGAATGCTGTTGTTGAAGGTAATGTTCTAGAAGTTTTTAAGGATGCTTATGGCGCAAACTGGGGGAGATTCCGCTCTACGAATTCGTCTACATATTTTAAAGGTTTTATCGAGTCAATTACGATAGCTGATGGTTTAGAAATAAATCAAACCTATACGTTGTCACTTAAAGCCAAAGCTCTAACTGCAGCACAAAAAACTTTGCTATTAATCATCCATAGATATGATGGTAGCAGTAATAATCAGGTTGTTAATGAATGGAATATTGCAACAGATAAAGAAGTATTATGTACTTATACTTTTGATACAAATATCAATAACTTACAGTATATTAATATTATCCTATGTGCTCAAGTAGGGTATGCTCCTGATTTCTTAATTCGAGAAGTTCAATTAGAGAAAGGTGAGTTAGCAACAGGATTTAGAAAAAATCCTCGTGAAATTGAGAAAGGTTTAGAAGCTAACTCATTAGCAATTACAGGTACTAAAACAGATGTTCAGAAAAATTTAGAAAAGATCCAAGTACTAACTGAAAATTATACAACTCTGAAATCTACTGTTGATACGAATAAATTAACAGTTGATGGGAAGTTTCAGGAAATAAACTCTACAATTAGTGATAATCAACAAAATATAACCCAATCAATTAATAGCTTAGATTCTAATTACAAGCAGTTAAATCAAGATCTAGGACAAGTCTTTAATTACAGAGTTTATTCTTCAGGCTGGAATAATGATTTTACTGGAATCAAGAACTTAAAAGGTGAGACTATATCTGTAGCTTCTAACCGCGGCTTTTCTGTGCATGTTTTAGCAGCAGATGGCTCGATTGCAACTTCAACTCGATATGACACATATGGTGACCCTGCAAACGCCGTTGCCATGAGTAATGCTATTAATGAAATACCTAAAGATACTTTTGTGATAATCACAAATTATGATTACATTGCTATGAATTTAAACACAGTTAAAGCTGCGTTACTTTCATTAGGTGCAAATCAATTTACTCTTGATCAGATTACGGGAAGGGATGCATATATCCTAATTGGTCAGAAAGGAATAGGGGCTGGAAGAGGTATTGAGCTCCATGCAACTCCTGATTCTGGTCTGAATGGTGCAAAACAGATAATGGTTGCTGTTCAGGTCGTTAGTGGCATTCCTCTAGGTTTGGCAAATAACAGTGGAAACTTGCAAAAAGTTTTGGAAAATCATGCTCAAATTCTTCAACAAAAAATTACTCGATCTGATGCAAAAGAAGTATTTGCAGAAGAAATAAAATCCTTTTCAGCAAAACTAGATACTATTCAATACGCAGAAGACAATTGGATTTTATTAGGAGATGAAACCAAAACATTAAATGTTTCAACAGGCACAAATCAAACTTTTCCGGTCTGGGAACTACAATATAAAATTAAAGAACTACCAATCGCTAAAGGTGATCCTGTAGTTATACGAATCAAATATAATGCTTCGGCAGGTCTAATTGGTGCAGTTTGTACCATCCAATTTCACGGCGCGGTATATGGGCTTGGTTTACCATTATTTACTGTTCAAGCAAGTGGAGAATTAGAATTAACGGGGATTTTTCCAAGTGATGTAAAAGCTACGAATTTTGAATTTGTTCCTCTGGGTTTAAGATTTGATAATGCTCCTTCAGCGGGCACATTTTCAGTTTCGAATATTTTCATTAGCCGAGGAAATTCTGCTCCTAATTTCAAAGGAGGATTTAAAACTACTCTTAAACAAAATGCGAAATTTGTGGAAGATACATTTATCAATGCTGATGTTAACAAAGGTGTTATTGCACAACAAATTCAGCAATATGACGCTTCTGTACCAGGTGGACTTTCAACGGTATTAAAAACTACTAAAGCAGCAGCGGATCAAACATCAAAAGATTTAATTAATCTTCGTAATAATGATATTACTCAGCTCCAAACAAGCACCGACAATCTGGGTTCAGCATTAGAAAATACAACTAAGCTTGCAATGATGATTACTAACGGTAAGTTGCTTTACGGTGATGTAAATTTCAAGAAAGGAATGAACAACGTCGGCACTTATAACAATCTAGGCAATGGTACAGTTAGTGTTACTCGTGAAGCTAAAAGTGCTGACAATCCGACAACTTCAACTCATGAGCTTAGAATCGTTACGACTGGTTCAGCAAGCCCGAATTTCGGCGGTTTTCATCAACAGTTTTTCACACGTTCAAATGCTATTTTTATCATTAAATACCTGATTAAATTACCTATCGGCTACAAGTTATATCCTGCAGCAAATTTAATGGGCGATGGATCAGTAGATAAATTCATTGGAAGCACTGACGGGACGGGGAGATTTGAAGTTTATGTTCGTATGGTTAAATCCGGTGCCACCGGAAGATTCGATACTTCTGGATTCGTACATGTAGCGGGTGGACCAGCCCCAACACCTGAAAGCCCTCTATTCTGGACTTTAGCTCAAATTGAATGTTATGACGTAACTGACTATGCATCTGCAGATCCTAATTTACAAGATTTCGTTTCTACAGCTACAGAATCATTAGGGACATTAACTAATTTTAAGGAAACATGGGCAAGTAAACTTACTGAAATGTCTTCTAAATTAGATAGAACAAATAGTGCATATATTCTTAATTCTGACCTAACTAATACAAATATTGAAAGAGCAATTGCTGCATCGTCAAATCAGTTAAAGTCGGAATATATTGATCCCTTACAGAAAAATACTGAAAGCTTAAAAGAAAATATTTTAACGAATATTGACTTATCAGGTTTGAATCCAGATATTTACTATCCTGTTATCTTTCAGTTGGCTACCGGTAAGCAAAAGTATGATTTTAAAGTATTTTGTACTTTGGGCGGCCAAAATAATAGTAATGTGCCTTGGGCTACACATGGTACACGCTCTTTCGGTCTTAATTGTGAATGGAGTGTTACCGCTAATGGATGGGGTACTCAAGCAGAAAATAGAATTATTGATAAGTTCTCTTTTAGCTGGACTGCACAATCACCTTTAATAAACATTAAACAAATGCCTAACTCTTCAATTGAAACTGTCTTTTTACGGGGTGGGGCGAGATATGATATTTCACACTATAAAACGATTACACCACTTATTAAAACTGAGTCTTTCACAGCTTTGGGACAATCTATTGAACCAATTCAATATAATTCGTCACTTGTACCAGTACCAATTTTTGCAGAAATTGTAAAAGCTCAAGACACAGCTGCTGCAGCATCTAGAACAGTTGCTGACATACAAAGAGATTATGTGACTTCTTCAAAATTGAATGAGGCAGTTGCTTCATCCAGTGAACGATTATCAGCCCTCTATTCAGCAAATAGCCAAACCATTATGGCGTCTGCTTTGCAAACTTTTGAGATAGATTGGATTAACAGAACGCCTAGCGGCTCAAGAATAGATATGCGTTTAATTGAAGATCAAACATGTCGGGGAGGTTATGCATTACGGATGGGTGATAATTCTGGCAACGATGAAATCTGGCTAAACTGGTTCTCTACCTTACCAATTGATGATAATAAGATGTACCGGATTAAATACCGCTACAGAAGGGTGTCAGGTGCTGGTGTAGTTTATGTGGGGGCCACCTGTTTTAATGCCGCAAAAACTGCATTTATTACAGATGCTAATTACATTAATGGAGATATCGGTTCAAGTCATTATGTGGTGGGTGGTGCTGCACCTGCCTTGGGTACATGGATGACGGGTGTTGCTTATTTCAAAGGTAGATCTGCTGGTGCAAGTAGTGGGGCTGGAACGCTTACAAACCCCAAAACATTTGCAAATAAAGCAGCTTTCTTTACTCCTGTTTTTATCGGCAATTATGCAGCTCAAGCAGGCGAAGTAGATCTTGATTACATCGATATTGAAGATGCAGACAATATTGCTGAATTTGAGAGTTTTAAAACTACATATACCACGGATGTAGGAGCTTACGCTGGTTCACTTCAAACTCTCACTTCAGTATATGGTCCAAATGCAATTAATCTTAAGTCTCAAGTTGATTTGATCAACGGGATGAAAGGTAAATATGTAATGGGAATGGATAACAACGGTGTTTTCTCTGGTTTATCCATGGTAAGTGAACAAAATAATGGAACTGTCCAAACTTCTATAGGTTTCCAAGCTGATAGAATTTTCTTCACAACAGGTACTTCTTCTACTAAATACATGCCGTTCATAGTCCAAGACAATCAAGTCATTATGAATAGTGATGTATTTATTAAGAATTTGACCGCAGCAAACTTCAAAGCGAAGTCTTTAACAGCTGAACTGTTTAAAGTCGATAAATTGAGCGCGATTGCTGGTGAGTTGGGGACATTAACTACCTACAAGGATCCGGCTAAACCCAATGGTGCAAGGATGGTTTTAAGCGGCAGTTTAATTACGGTTTACGACGATAATAATGTTGTCAGGGTTAAATTAGGGCTGTGGTAGTGAAGAAGGGCTAGATATCTAGCCCTTTATTTTTGGAGGACAATATGCCACAAGGCTTACAATGTTTTGATGAAACTGGGAAGATTGTTGTTGATGTTACAGATCGTCAAATGCACTTAATACATACTTTCGAAGTCTCTTTAGGTTCTAATGAGTATTATAAGGATTATGTTTATGACGGTATTACATCTGAAACTCATATAGCAATTGTTAGAGAAGACTGCTTAGGTAATATGACTCAGCAATACCCTACACTTGCTTACCATGGTGGACCTTTTGCGTCTATTTATACACCTAATGTAGTAAGAGTGAGTGCATTGACTGGTTTAGCCCTTCTTACTGTTGATATTTATAGGTATGGATAATGTCTGGCTTTGAAGTAAGTAATGATAAAGGTGAAATTATTGTTAGCGACACTTACAGACATTTAGGTGTGAATTCTGTACAAGTGTTAGATGGTGGTGCACCTAGTTCAATAGGTGCATCTTCTGGTTGGGCACCTAGTTTTATTCAAACCCCTAGTTTGGTATATCCTTCTTTTCGTAATGATTTACCAAAAGAGACTCTTTATATTTTAAACCTATCTGAAGGTACTGAGTTTTGTGGGAAATATTGGCATAGTGTGCATAACAATAATATTTCATTTTTAAGTTATGACTACTCTAAAATCTCTGGTTATTTAGATGTATATGATGAGCAAGGTAATTTAATCTGGTCTGCTATATCTGCTAAAAATATTCCAAGGATTGTGCAAACATATCAATTAACAGCAGATAACTTATTAAACGGTATTATACTTAGCATTGGTTCTAATGTGGGTATCTTATTAAATACTTTGCCTTCGTGGTTTAGACCGGGACCTATGAATAACTTAAATAGAGGGGGCTTGTTTGGTAGGTACTCTAATGGTCAGTTACAATTAAAGTTTGCGGCTGCTGCTAAATTAAATGATATCTCTTCAAGGATAATTGAAAATCTAGGGCCTAATGGCACTCTTCCTGTTCATATTACCTCTTTTGCATCATAAGGTTCCTAGATAATAAGAAAGCCCCTTTTAGGGGCTTTCTTATTAAAGCATGTTATGCAGGTTGATCAGTACTTTGAGGTTCTTCTACAAAAGTGTAGTTAACTGCAATGGAACCAGTTTCAAGGTCCCAGCCTAGGTTTAAAGTTTTGAAAGCTGGACGATTATTATAACGCTGACTATTTACAATATCTTTTGTCTTTTGAGCTAATTCAATATCCATATCAGTGAATACTTTTACATCAGTCATTAGCGAATCCTCTAAACAGTAAAGTAAGTTTGTTCAGATAGAATTGCATGCTGCATATTTATTAAATCTGTTTGGTTCCAATTCAATTTGGAACCCATCTAAAAGTAGAAAAATAACAACCTTCAAAATACATAATTATTTAGGTATTTTGGCTTCGTTATGTCTTCTCGGTTCTTATCGTTATTACTCGGTGAAAATGTTAATTCATATGATCAGCAATTCGATACGTCTAATCAGGATGCAACAGCGCAGCTTTATGAAACTATGGCTCCGTTTTCACTTGGGACTAACCAAACCAAAGCCAATAAGAAGCGTACTCGAAAAGAAATTCTTACTAAATGGGAGAGAATGTTACGCTTTGCACCTATAGCAGAGGGTATGGGGATTCATGTTTCTGCAGCCTTAGGCGGAGATTCTTATAGCGGCCAACAAGTCTTTATTACGCCCGCAGAACGGTTAAAAAAGGCGAATGGACCAGCAGCTGAAAAACTAAAAAAACAACTAGATGAGCGCCGTGTAAAGATGGAAAAGCTGATCAATAAGTATTTAAGCAAGCTAGCCCGAGATGCAATTTCATTTGGTGATTCTTATGCACGTATTTACGGGAAAAAAGATAAAGGTGTAATTGACCTCGTATGTAATGAGTATACTTATCCACCATTAATACAACCTTTCGAACAAGGCAGTAAGACTGTCGCCTTTTTTTGTTTAGATCCTCGTAATTGGCAGAAAACTATTACCAAACTGAATACTATTCAAATGGTACGTTTCAAAATGCCCCGTATGAGCAATATTGCTCAATATGAGCTTGTTGAAACTGGTCTTGTCACGAAAATGTTGGAGGGTGATGATCCAGATGAGCTACCAATCTTACCAGCGCATTTAGGCGGCTCATTTCTTTATGAGATTGAAGATATTTATGATGATGTAATCCTCGCTTTGGCATCTATGAATAGCCAGCAAATTGCAGATACCGTAAATCAGATGTTCTTGACAGTAAATATGTCAGGAATGCCGCCAGCACAACGTCAAGCCTATATCCGTGGTTTAGAAGGTTTACTTAAAAATCATGAGGCTTATGTCCGTGATGCTTTATCAGGTGGTGAAGCAGTCTGGAATACTGCTTTTCACATGCTTCCAGTATTTGATGAAAAACAAGTTCTAAATCCAGTGGGTGATATCAAGAATCAACGAAGCTCACCTATCAATATTGAACAGTTCATGATTAATGTCCGTTTGTTAATGGGCGGTATAGGTCTAGACCCAAGTATGGTTGGGTGGGCTGACATGTTAACTGGTGGTATTGGAGAAGGTGGAGCATTCCATACTTCTGCACAAATCATGCGTAGGTCACAAGATATTCGAACAGCAGCTTCCGAAGGGATTAATCAAATTCTTCATTTGGATTGGGGGTTTGCTTACAACGAACAATTTGAGCCTGAAGATTACCCTTGGCAAGTTGAATACTATTCAAACCAAACTGCAGCAGCTACAGAAGAAATCAACAATGCTCAATCAAGAATGAATACAACATTACTTAAAACACAAGTAATCGCATCATTGAAAGAATCAAATTTAGATGTAGATATTATGGCGTACATTCTTGAGCGCGATACAGGTATGAAATATGAGGAAGCATTAACATTAGCTGAAAGTATTGCTAAGAGCCGTAAATTTCCAGAGGATGAAGAATAATGGCTTTCTTTGAATACGAAACGCAGAATAAAACTATAAATAACAGTTTGGGAAACGTTTTAAATCCGTTTAAAGAACGTTTTGCTAAGAATCCTGTCTTGTGGTCTGGTCTAACTGTTGATCGAGCTGTTTCACATTATCAGGAACTTTACGCATTAGGGACACTTTCAGCGGCCCATTTTGGAATTGAAATTCGCCCGTACCGTGCAAACAGTAAAATTGCTCAAGCAAATATTCCAATTTTTGATCCTTCAAACAAAGTTGCTTGGTTAGCCAATAATGTAGATGTATCACTACTAGATGCCCAAACCGATGCAGTGCATGTGGGGCATTTTCAACTCAACCATGTAACTGGTAATGCTTCAAATGAGTTGAGCATTTCATTTATTGAGACTAAAGAAGCAGCTATTGCGAATAGTGCTAAAGCTATAAAAGAAATAATGTTTAATAAAGATGGTACTCAGTCGCCACCAATTGAATACTTAATGAGATTAAAAATATATGCTTTTGATAAAGCTGCAAGAAATCAGAACCAATTTGAAATTGAGCATCTAGTTTCACTTCAAGCAGGCAATTTGCCCCTTGATGCCTCTAATAAAGCACATGCCATTGTTACTTTAAATTTCATCAAAATGTTTCCCAACTTAAAATAAGCTATGGAACTCATTGCCTTTATAGATTCGCCTAATTGAGAAAATATCCTCAAACTAAAATGAGGATAACTCCGTGAGTGTTAAATCAATTTTCATTCAAACACACGCACCACATCAAAGCCGATTAGTACATGGTTTTGACTCCATGGTGAATAGTGGTGCTTGTTCAATTGGGTTTATTAAGGGTGATTACCGTCAAATTAATGCTTTAGTCACTGAAGATTACACGGAAAATGATTTCTGGCGTGTTGTAAATTTAAAAGGTAAAAAGGGTGGGATAGATGCGTTTGATTCTGTTGCGGTATTAGGCGCTATCGATGACCAGCATGCAGCTGATTTAGCGATACTGCAATTTGGCCGAATGTTTGATGCTTGTGTTACAGATGTTATTGAAACAAATCAATTTGGACTTAAGCGCCATTTATCTTCACAACAATTTAATTTGACGGGTTCAAAACCGATTCAAAGATGGCAACTAGAACAATTACAAAATGTTGTCGCAGCTGAAAAACCTGAATGGGATGGAATCAATTTAATTTCTCATGAGGGTGATACTTCTAAGTTGTTATTAGATATGCAACGAAATGATGATCACAGCCAATTATTAAGTAAATTTGATGGGTTACCTACGCTTTTATCTAGTCTAGGCGTAGAAGAAGCGCATTATGACTCTATTATCGTTGATTACCAGCATTTAGAGCAGCTGTCTGCAATTTTGCATCACTCTATGGATCAGTTTTCAAAAACTGGCGTCAAAATCGTAAACGTTACGGAAAGTAAGCCCTTTAAGCATAAAAAAGTCCTTCAAATTGCTCTTACTTATGATTTTGATGATGGTCAAAACTTCACAATCCTTCTTCATAAGCCAGATCGATTATCAAAAAAAATTAGTCCAGCAGATGCATTAATTTCATGGAAGATTTTAATGAACAATCGGGATATTACGGCTGCAATTCAGCCTAATCAGGGAGAAGGAATATCAATTCCAGTTCTCGCTGGTCGAATTATGAAGTTGATTAACCAAAATAGTAATCGTTTTAAGCGGTTACAATCTAAAAAAGCAGAAAAGGCCAAGGCTTTAGCAGATGCTGAACTACGTCTCGAGCAAAAACAAAGTCAATTAAATTCTTTAAGTGTAGAAATTTCCAATTTATTAAATGAATTGGATCAGTTGCAAAATACATTGTTAACCAAGCAATCTGAAGAAAATGAAGTAATCATTAAAGAGAATAGTCTCGATAATGAGTTACCAGATAGTATTTCTGATGAAGAAGCCGAACGTTTAAAAGCCGACTTAAAGCGTTTAAATGCTGATCCTGAATGGGCAGGTGAAGATGGTTTACGTTACCAAGCATTCTTTGAACGTATCAATAAGGCTCTAGAGGGGGATTCTGATGCAGTAGTTTGGGCACGTGAATGGATTTCTGATCTAGATGACCAGGCTTTGGCTCAACAGCAAGCAGAATTAGAAGCAAAAAAACTTATTGATGCCGAAAATGAAGCTAAACAAAAAAGAGATGAAGAAGTATTAGCAGCACGTACAGCTGGTATAGCTGAAAACAAAATGATGCAAGCATGGTTAGACACTTTGGAAAATCCTGAAGATTCTAACAACATAGACTTTATGGCTTGGGTTTCAGATCGCCGTGGTGAATTCTTAAAAAACTGGAATGGTGCCGAAGGTTCACCAGAATATTTAACAGCATTTTATGAATATTCAAGAGCATGGGCAGATGAACATTTAGCGGATCGCCTCAGAAATAAAGAGCCAGCCCAAAATTCAGATAATGAAGAATTTAAAGAACTAAATGCTCCGACAGAAGTTGAAGATCTTCAGCCTAGTACGACAAATGATGAAGGTAATCAACTTTACCGTTCAGTAATTGAAGGGCAGGTTAAAGTTAATCTTGAGTTATTAGAGCAAATTCGAGATGAAGCAGAAAAAGACTTAAATGATCCACTTCTTATTCCAGCGGTGACAGAGCTCTTGAATCAAGTACAAAAAATGGAAGCGGAGAATATCTAATGACAACATTAAATCTAATTTCTACTCAAGATATTGCTAAAAATCCATTAGTTGTAATTGATCAAATGATCAGCTTCTTTAAACCTAAACAGCCCTTCACTGGGCTTTTGAAGGGTAGAACTAATAATGTGAAAACAGCCAAAGGACAAAAGATTTCTACTGTATTCGCCTTAGTTGATATTGATCAAGTAATTGCATCTCATACAGCAACTGGTGCGGAAAACCCTAATTATCCGCAAGAATTGCAGCCACGAGATCGTAGTCGTGAATCCTCACAAGCATGGGTACAGAAAACTGCTAATGATTTAGATCCCGAAAGCCTAGGCCGCTCAGGTCGTGCAGATACGGGAGCACCGATTACTGGTGATGATTTAGTGGTTGAATCAGGAAATGGCCGAACAATGGCAATCAAGCTTGCCTATGATCGCGGTTCCGCAGATGAGTATAAACAATGGTTGATTGATGAAGCTGATTACTTTGGCTTTAGTAGTGAGCAGGTCCAAGCAATAGCTCAACCAATTTTGATACGTATTCGTACAACCGAGATTGATAGAGCTCAATTTGCAATAGATGCTAACCAAGATGATAAGTTGTCTTTTACAGCAACTGAACGTGCTAAAGCTGATGCTAAACGTTTAGATGAGAATTTACTAGCACTTTTTAATCCGAGTGAAGATGGCGATTTATTAGCAGTAAGTAATCAAAAGTTTATTCAAGGTTTTTTAAGTAAATTAGGTGATACAGAAGCTGCCCAGTACACAACGAAAGATAAAAAACCAACACAAGCACTGATAAACAGAATCAAGGCCGCAATTTTTAGTAAAGCGTACAATGATGATCGTTTGCTAGAAATGATGGCTGATCATACAAAACCAGATCTTCAAAATATGCTTAATGCGCTTGGTGTTGCTGCCCCTAAATTTATTGAAGCGCAAGCCATAAGTCGTGGAAATGTTCAAGATATATCAGATCAAATCGTTGATGGAATGGAGCAAGCCATTGATCAACGTGTTGCTAATGCAATTATTGATGCAGCAAATACAATTTTATCTGCAAAGCAAAATGATCAAGATATTGTTGAGTTTGTAAAGCAGCAAGGGCTTTTTGAGGATCTAGGAGAAGGTGTTGCTGAGCTCGCCGTATTTCTCGCCAAGAATAGCCGCAGTTCAAAAAAAATGAGTATGTTATTTAAAGCATTAGCTGAATTTGCAGAGAAACAGGCTTTAGATAGTAGTAATGTAGGCTTGTTTGGTGAACCTGAACCAGTAAGTGTAAAAGATGCTATCCAATATGCACAACAAGTGCTTGGTGATGATTTCATTAGTGTGCAAATGTACGATTCCTTGGTAGATTCCAGCAGTTCAAGTAGCCCTAAAATAATTCGATTAACGAAAGAGAGGGCTGAACGTTTCCACAGTGCTTTGAAAGTTAAAATTGATCAAAGTAATGACAAGGAAAATCAAGAAGGGAACAAAATTAATGACATTCTTTTTGAAGAATTAGATGTTTAGATCTGGAACCTACTAAAAATTAGATACTTACGATCATTCAACATAGGAATGTAAAGTTCCTATGTTGAGGGATATATGTCCATCTTAAAGCTCAAACCAATCACTAAAGACATAGTATTGGTTGCGATTTATTACATGATTGATTTCATGCATTATCAGAGCAATATTGCTCGATTTTTCCTTCTTATAATCCATAAGCAAATAGAACTTAACTTGTCTGTAGCAAAACAAGCTTTAGCTTTTGCCCGTCAAGAAAGTGACTTTCCAAAATTGGATGAAGTTATTGAAGTCTTATATAACGAGGCTATCAAAAACATTGATGAATCAGTTATCCAACACCTTAATAACAGTTCCAGAAATGTTATTGAACAGCTAGAGACTATTGTCAGTCTTTTTGCTTGCGATAAAGAGCTGAAGCCATACACCACTAAAAAGAATAAAACATTACAGGTTATTGGTCTTAAAGGCATCAAATTAACCAAAGCTAAAGAGTTTGACCCCTATGCCTTTTATTATCAGGGTGAAATTCTTGTACGCTCAAAACATCTTAAAGCTATTCCAGACTCTCTTCTTTCAGAAGATCAGCAACTTGTAAAAGGATTATTCTTACATGTATCAAATACCAATTCAGATGTGGAATCAGTTGGCGAATTTCGTCTCAGATCCAGAGGACCAATTGTTTCTACAACTGGATCAGGAAAAGATGAACTTGAGGCTTCAGAAGCAGTCAGAAATGATGGAGAAGTTGGGGTACTCAGAGACAGTAATACTGGCTTACCAAAAAGTGATGATGCAAGTTTACTTGGCGGCCGAAATCCTAGAAATGAATCTTCAAATGAAGATAGTGGAACCAGTGCTAACCGGATTAACAGCAGCGGAAGCAGTGAACTATCTGATAAGAGATCATCTCTTAAACGAGCAAGAGATCGATCAATTGTACAATCTGCTAAATCAGTTAGAGCTGCCATAGATGAAAAGCTAGAAGCTCAATTAAAAGCAGATAATGTAGAAACAATTTGGAGCGATGCTTCAAATATTGACGCAGCTTTGCCATATCTGCAACTGGCACAACGTGGTGATGTTTTAAAAACTGAAAAGCGGTTAATTGAGGAAAATAAGAAGGGTATTCTTTTTACTAACGGCACTGGTACAGGTAAAACCTTTACTGGGCTTGGAGTGGCAAAGCGTTTTATTAATGCTGGTCTCAAGAATATTTTGATTGTTACCTTGAATGATAAGATTGCAAATGACTTTGTAAAAAGCTCAAGTCCGTTGAATATCAAAGCTTACAAATTAAAAAGTATTAAAGATAACGGCGGTGATGAACACACAGTCGTGGTCACAACCTTTGCTAATTTTGGACAAAATAAAAGTTTAGTTCACAAACATTGGGACCTGATATTAATTGATGAGGCACATACTCTATCGCAATCATCCGATGGTAAAGCAACTGCAGCATTAAACAAACTAAGAGCATTAACCGGGCATTTGCATGGTTTTAGTGAATGGTTTGAAGATAAATTTGCTGATCAGATGCCAATTGAAGAGCTCGATGAAGATGGTAAAGAAACAGAACAATACCTAAGTGCTTATAACAAAATGCAGATCCTTCGAAATGAACAACGAAAGATCTGGAATTTGAATTGGAAACACCAGAAAAGTAAGGTCAAAGTTGTTTTCTTATCTGCTACGCCATTTAGTTATCACTTTTCACTTGATTGGGCGGAAGGCTATTTATTTGATTATATGTCTCCTTCAGTATCTGTTGATGACCAAGGTAATTTAGCTGAAGGCTTTAGTAAGGCTCGAGAGCACTTCTATATGGGAAATCTTGGATATCGAAAGCGATATGGTAAGTTGACGCGACCAGAAGCTAAGGTGGATACAGGTGTACTTGAAAGACAGTTCGCCGAAAATCTTAAAAACACTGGTGCTATGTCTGGGCGGGATTTAGAAGTAAATTTTGACTATGATCGTAAATTCATTCTAATTGGCTCTCGTGTTGGTGAACTTATTGATGAAGGTTTAACTTATCTTCGCAATGGTTATAAAGAAATAGAAGGGCACAAAACACGAACTTTTGAAGAATGGGCTGCTCAAACTGGTAAACCAACAACAGGCTGGGGACGTCATGCCTCTATGCAAGAATATGATCGGCTATTCACTGGCAACCGATTTAAAAACATATACGAAATTATTGCAAAACGCTTTGATTACTTAGCAAGACGCCGTTTGTTAGAAGCTATTAAAGCTGAAGCTTGTGTTGATATGGTGAAAAAGCACTTAGCATTAGGTCGTAAAGTAGTAATTTTTCATGACTATAACGAGGGCGGTGGTTTTGCACCTTTCTTGATTAGTAAGCTTGATATCGAAAAATATGAAAGCCCACTTAGAGAAGATATTGAGCTTGAATATAATGCATTCAAAGAAAATAGACCGGATCTAGTAAATCTCAATCTTGATTATGATTCACCTGTTGAAACTTTAAAGAATGCATTTCCTAGTGCTCTTTTATTTAATGGCCGTCTTTCAAAGCAACAACGTGAAACTAATGTAGCGTTATTTAATACTGATGATAGCGGGCACGATATTCTCATTCTGCAGTCAGATGCTGGTTCTACTGGGATTAGCTTGCATGATACAACTGGTAAACACCAGCGAGTACTCATTAATATTGGTCAACCAACAAAGCCAGCAAAGTTGAGACAGACGGAAGGGCGTATCTATCGAACCGGACAAGCTTCAAATGCTATTCAGAGATACTTGACTACTGGTACTGCATGGGAACGGGCTGCATTTGCAGACACGATTGCTGGACGCGCAGAAACAGTAGATAACTTTGCAAAAGGTGCTGATGCTGTAGTAAGTATCAAAGAAGCGTTAATTCAGGCTTATGAAGAAGCTAAATATGAAGAGCCAAGTCTAAATGATGGTATTGGTGGTAAAGCATATGATGAAGAAAATGCCCGTATTGCTAAGTTAACCCCATTTGATCAAGCACTAACATTCTACTATGCCAAAGGCAAACGTTCTGAAAGTCGTGATAACCGCGAAGGTAAGGAATGGTATGCAACGCCTGAACCTCTAGGATTCAAAATGATTGAATGGGCAGGGGTACACACTGGCGATTCTGTGCTTGAGCCTAGTGCTGGTGATGGAGCTATTGGTCGTTTTGTTCCGCAGGATGTAGAGTTGACAATGATTGAACCGACTGAGTCTTTAGCTAGTCGTGCTCAAATGGCAAATACAGGTGCTAAAGTAATTGTTGATACATTCGAATCTTTAGAATCATTAAATAAGTACCATGCGATTGTGATGAATCCGCCATTTGGTCATGCTGGCACTTTGGCAATTAAACATATCAAGAAGGCTTTTAGTCATCTTTATGATGGTGGTCGGATTGTGGCCTTGGTACCACGTGGTTCGATGGATTCTAAAGTGGACGAATTTATTGATAGTACACCTGGTGCAATTCTGACAGCTGAAATCTGGTTGCCTCAATCGACCTTTAAAAATGCTGGTACCGCCGTTTCAACTCGTATCATCATTATTGAAAAACATGCAGGCTCTAATGATGTTCCAAAAACACGAGAATTAGACTTCACGCACCTTACAAGTGTAGAGGATCTATTTTCAGAAATTCGGGATATCGCAATGCCTCCTAGAAAACTACGCATTGACGAGCAGCTTGCTAAGTATGAACTTTATGTTAGAACTGAACGTAGCAAGTACGTTTTCAATGGCGATGGCGTTGATAAACCTCAGATCAAGAATATCATGCTTAAATTCTGGGGTTCAGAAGTAAATGAGTTTGATGAGATTGTTATGCCATATAACAAGTCTGCTGAAATCATTAAGAAGATTGATGAATTTGAGCAAGAGAACAATATTAATCTAGCTGCTTGAGATTCGGTTAAAAAATACGCTCATAATGGGCGTATTTTTTTTATTCTATTGAAAAAAAAGAATTAACCATTATTAATTAACCTTACAAACACTTAATAAAATAAAGGTACTTTTTATGAAACTTCAACAAGTTCAAGATATGATTTCGGAAAAAAATTGGTTTAAATTAGATGGAGTAGATGAATATATTTGTAAAGACGATATTAATTTGGGCCTCAAACTAGTAGATTGGATAGATATTACAGAGGCGGATTTGCCTACTAGTTTAGAAAATTTCATTTTTCATTTACAACAATATTCTAAGGTTTCTTCTATACAACAATGTACAGCAATTTTTAATTATAACTCTATCAAATTACAGTCTGTTAAATTATTTAAATTTACATGCAGTACCTATAACGACAGATTGAATGTATATTTTTCAATACCTTCAACATTCCAACTTATGAAACCAATTGGTGATTTTTATAGTTTAGAATTAATAAAATTCTTAAATAACGAGAAGGGGATTGCAGCAATTTATAAAGCATATGGTGAAATTAAATAAACATGGAACCACTTTGAAAAACTAATTAATAGAACCTTAATAATAGTCCTATCATTTATGGTAGGACTTTTTTATGTCCAAAGCTTTAGCATACGCACCAGCTGTTAATACAGCAAAAACTAAGTTACCCAGTACTGAATCAGATCCTTTTTATGGCTCAATTTCAAAGCATAAATATGCTGAATTTTCTCTTTGTGATAAAGATGGAAACCCAGTAGCATCACCAATAATTCGTGCTTTGTTGACTGACGGCGACAAAAGTATTGAGAGCCAATGGCAAACTCCATTTGAAAATAGCAATCCAGAACTAAAAATGCCTATGTTAATGGCTAACTTGCAAACTGGGCAAATGCTTCAAGCTGCAGCTACTCTAGGCGAAAATTCACCATTTATTTCAGCATTAAGCGATATGGCATCAGGACCTTTAGCAACAGCTGAAAATGCGCTTAAGAGTGTGGAAGGGCGAACAAATTTAACCAAAGTAAATACAACTCAAGTATTCCTATCTACATCATCAGTACGCCTTAATTTATCAATTTTTTTCTTGGCTTTTAGTGATGCGAGAACAGAAGTTGAAGATAAGATCATGCAATTGGAGGCTTGGAGTGTGCCAGTTTCATTATCTTCTGAGTCTACACTGCAGAATGTTGTCAATGATTCAAATACTACTTTAGAAGGCTTGTTTTCAGGTGTCATTCCACCGTTTGTATCTCTTACTACTCACGGCAAAACTTATAAGCCTTTCATTATTGAAAGCGTTTCCGCGCCAATTGTCGCGCCCATTGATGAAAAGGGGAACCGGTTAAGTTTGGCCGTCAATATTAGTTTGTTGAGTCGAACTGCATGGGATTCGAAAGATATTTACTCATTGTATGGAGTCAAATAATGATTACATTTGATCCGGTGCCAATAGGCGATAGTACTTTTCAAATGCATGAATTGAGTTTTGAGCAATGTCTTAAAATTTCGATCATTGCCCCGAATTTAAATGAAAAAAGACTTTCAGCCTTTGTGAAGTCAGTTTTAGATAATGTGGATCCTTTACTTTTAACAATTCAAGAGCGGTATTTATTGCTGCTTAAGTATCTTGAGAAACAAAGTAATACTATGTTGGAGGTAAACACTGACTGGTCTAAAGTTTTCCTTCAATCAGAAAATAATTGGAAAACTGAAACTACGCAAAATGGAATTACGGTTAGACAGCTTATTGGAATGGAAGCGGAGTTCTTAGAGGCAAATTGTAAGAATGTCGCTGAATGGATTGCCTGCATGATGGCTTTTCAGTTGAGTTATTCTAATCATGAGCACTTAGCTTTATTACCAGATAGAACAAATCCTAAATTATTTGAAGAACAATTTAAGCAGCGGCTAGATTTTATTAAGAAAATGCCAGCTAGTGATTTTGATTTGTGCTATCAAGACTTTAATAATTTAAACAATGAGTTATTTACTCATTTACGGTTAAGCGTTGATAACCACGGTATTTTAGTGGAAAGAGGTGCAGATGACGCGCCTGCACGATTTCGCACCGCTTCCGTCTTTACAGGAATCATCAAAGAGTTGGACCGATCTTTTGCTTGATACAGCAAGTAGTATTTCTGAAAACTGCCCAATGCCTTTATCAGATGCTTTAAAAATGCCTTTGAGTTTTGAAAGTACTTACTTCAATTCATCAGCATGGGAAAACCGCAAGAAGTATTTAGAAAACGAAATTGAACGTCACAACGTATTCTTAAAATTAGGTCAAGAAGTCATTAAGGGATTAAATGCCCTAGCAAGTAGAGGCAGATAGTTTGCACATAGAAAAGTCTGAATAATTCGGGCTTTTTTTTCGTGCTTTGTGTTTGGAACCTTACTCCAATTAGAACAACAACACTTGCAAAAATAACCACAAATGAAACGTGGGGAATAGGTCATGTCTGATCATCAGGCAATTGAAGTCACTGTCACAACTTTTGCTAATAAAACTACTTTCTGGAGTGGTTTAGCAAGTGCTTTTGGTTCTTTAACTTCAATTAATTGGTTGAGCTATACAGGTGCAATTGTGGCTGTTGTTGGCCTATTCATTAGTTTCATTTTTCAGTGGAGACGTGATCGCAGAGAACGTAAAGAAAGTGAATTACGTGAAAAAGAAAGCGAGTTACGAATCAAAGTCTTAGAGCAAGATAGTTTACGAAAAAGGAAAGATGAATGAAGTTTATTGAAAATAATGCTTGGCAGTACCTTTCTGTCAAGCTACCGACAATTGGTGCATTCATCATGCTAATTTTGTTGCCAGCACTTCAATGGGGTGTTGATTATGAGGTTATCCCTGAAAAGTATCATGCATTTGTAACTGGTACTTTAATGCTTGGTCTTTCATGGATCGGTAAGAAAATTTCTCAGCCGCGACTTAATGGCCCTCAACTAACAGGCCAGTTAGTAGGAATCAACACTTTAATGAATATTCCTACACCGACAAAGCTTGATGAATTAGCTTGGATAGCTGAAGCAAAAAAACATATTGGTCTGCAAGAAATACCAGGTAAACAGCACAATCCAACTATTTTGAAATGGTTAAAAGAGCTTAAAGCTTGGTGGGCGGATGATGAAACTGCGTGGTGTGGAACTTTTGTTGCTCATTGCTTGAAAGCAGCAGGAATTGCTTATCCTAAGCATTGGTACCGTGCATTGGATTACGTGAATTACGGCGCAAAACTAACAAAACCTGCTTATGGTTGTGTTGCTATTAAAACCCGTAAAGGTGGAGGCCATGTTTGTTTTGTCGTAGGACGTGATAAGACCACTGGAAAACTTGTTTGTCTTGGTGGTAATCAATCAAATAAAGTGTGTTACGCACTCTATAGTGATTCAGATTTCCAAGAGTTCCGTTGGTATGGACGTACTCCTCAACCAGCAAGTAAGCGTTATACATTGCCACAATTAAAAGGCGTAACAGCTACTAGGGTTTTGGAAGCCTAATGAAGTTACTGTTACTGAGCTTTCTTTTATGTGGCTGTACGGCCCATACAATAAATAGCAATGTAAATGTCACAATTTGCGTTAAAGCGATTTAAAAAAAGCCCTGAAAGATCAGGGCTTTTTGAATTCAGTTTTGAACTTCTGCATCATAAATTGTTTTGAATGCGTTCTTCAGTTTTTCATCTTGCGTATCCGCGATGAACTTTTGCATTTTCTCTTTGTATTCCAGATGACCAGCTTTGTACTTAGCAAGTAAGTATGAAAACTCGCCTTGCTTATAGTCAGGATCTGTCTTGTTTTCTGGTTTATCTAGTGCTGTTTTCAGAACAGTTGCTGCTGTATCAAAGCATTGATTAATTGTTTGCTTGTCTTTTTGTTGCATAGTAAAGATTTGGCATTTAGCTAGATACAAAGCAGGATTTTCAGGCCTTCTTGCAATTTGTTTCTCATTTAAAGCCAATGCTTCATCATACATCTGTGCAGCTAAGTACACATTCATTTGAAGCATTTCTCGCTTGCCCTGATCTTCCATTGTGTTGATTTCAGGCAGTAACTCTTGCATTCGTTTTTTTAGAACGTCTGGGCTCTCAAGAGAATACTTCTGCACATACTCATTATGTTTTTCCAAAATCTGCTGATCTCTAGCAGATAGTTTTTTAGGCGCTGGTGTTTCAGTTTTTGCCGCCGACTGATCTGTGCTTTCAGAAGCTTTACTACACCCACCCAGAAGTGCTGTGCCAAGAATAATTAAGGTAAGTGTCTTTCTCATTTCTTCCGTCTTGCTGCTGATGTAATTGTAAATTCATGCACTACATGAGGTGGATTTGTAACAACTGTTCCACCATCAAACTTGGCATCATATTTCATTGTCAATTGAACTGTGATTACTGATAAGTCTGGGGGAGGTAGTTTAATTTCGCAACTACCGACAGGTTGCCTATCATTTTCCGTATTCCAATATCCCTTTTCTACTTTCAATCTCACAACATCACCTATCTGCTTTTTGTCTTTAAACAGACGCAGTGCAGCTTGAGGGTAAATTGTTGCATCCCCTTTTAAAGCAGGGGGTAGTAAAGTAGTAGTCACGAATAGATTTTGCTTTTCAACTTTATATGAGACTTCAAATGTACAAGCACCGGACATAGCCTGCATAGCTAAACCGAATAACGTTGCTTTATCTTGATCGTATGGATATAGCCATGGTTTAAACGGAACCATTGTGGTTTTAGTGTTCTCTATGTAGTAATTCTCGTACTCATCTTTTACAAAGCTGTCTGTTGTTGGTTGTTGAGACATTGGAGCTGGCGTGGATTTAGCTGCAGAAGATGCACTCCCACCGCCATTATCCTGAACAACCAAACTTTGTTTTGGTAATAATTTGCAGCCACAAGATAAGCTATCACCGGCACGAGCGGCCATCTTGCCAAAAATATTCATATGTGGATCGCCGGATACGATGGTAGCCACAACTTTATGTGTCGGGCATGTTGCTTTGTCACCAGTACAAGCGACGGGAATGCCGTCAATTTGAAACAAACTGTTCCCAGAAATTACTTTACCGCCACCAGTGGTCGGGCAGCCTATTGTTATATATGGTGTTGCCAAATCTTTTCCTTCTTATTTTCTTGAAGTGACAAAAGAATATCAAAGAGAGGGTAGACAATACTGTATATTTTTTATTGTTAATATACCTTTACTAAACATAGAATTCTAAAATTAATGTAATATTTTCTAAGTTCTTATATGCTAGTTGAGACTTAGAATATTCCATGTATAAAATGAGAAATATAGTTCCAGAAGCCCAAATTGAAGAAGAATTGCTGTGTGGTTTTAAACCACCAGTTTTTGATGCTCACTTTTCAAACTTACCTTTTAATCAGCTAGGTGATCGGGAATTTGAAATTTTAGTTTACTCGCTATTAAATGAAGAAATAAAGCAAAAAAAACATCCATATTTTACAAAAATTGCTTTAATGCAAGGAGTGGGAGAGCGTGGAAGAGACTGTGTTTTATATGATAACCAAGGTGTTTGTGGGTTAATCCAGTGTAAAAAGTATTCCGGTCGACTTACTAAACCTCAAATCTTAAAAGAATTAATTAAATTTGCTTTATACTCCATTTTGGATAATAGCATTCTTCCAAATATTGATAGCTTTAAGTATATTTTTTATGTTTCAAATGATTTTACTGAACCAAGTCTAAATTTGCTTTTTAATAATAGTATTATTTTAGATGATATCGAAAATAATATAATTAATAAGTACATTATTGAACTAGTTGAGGAGTATGAGTCTTTTAGACCTTTAAGAGACAATCCTCCCTTTGAAAATATTTATAATATTCTTAGACGTTTAAAAATTAGTGGTGTTAATGGTTCTGAATTAACAAGTAGAATCCAAATTCTTCCCACTATCTTGCAGAGTTTTTTTAACATAAAATTAGTAGTAGATTTAGATAATGCAGATACTCTTATTAGAAAAGCTTTAGATGATTATGGGTTAAAATTTTTAACAGATGATGATCTTAAATTTATTAAAGATAGAATTGATCATACTCCTGTCAATCAGCGGATAGGTTTTGGTTTTGTTGATTTCTATGGTTTTAATATAGAATTTTTTCAGAATCTTAACGCCACTGAGTTTGGAGAGATTTTAAAAGCTATAGTGGATTTTCAGAATCTTTTAAATACGAAGTTAGTTGATCTTGCTAGTAAAAAAATTCATAGTTCTATTTTAAATAGAGTTACTAAACCTTTAGTTTATACAAATAAAATTCGTCCAATAAGTGCAAGTTTATGTGGGCTTTATTTAGTTAAGCGTGTATTTGTAAGTATGCTTCATGGCGGAGTACCAGAAAGCTTTAAATTTTCTTTAATTAAAGAAGTAAAAAAAACTGATGAAGAAATTTATGAAGAAATCATAAATAAATTATTAGCCACTAGTAAAAAAATGATGAATGGAGATTACAGTGAGTTAGTTGGAGATGAAGAAGATCTTGCAAAGAAAAAATTATATTATAAACACTTACATGAAGGTGTGAATGATATTGAAGAACTTAGAAAACAGATATATTTAGATCTAATTATTTTAAAACCAATTTTGAAAGAGATTGAAAAAGATTTAAAAAAATTATTTTCAGAGAAAAGATCAATTATGATTACTGATACTTCTTTTTTAGATGACAAAGAAAAGATTAAGAAAACATTAGATAATTCAAAAGAGGTAGGGAAATCTACCTAAAGTGAATTTTAATAAGAATAAAATCCTTAATTAGATTTTTATTCTTATATTTAATTTGATATCATTTATATTATTCTATTTGAGTATTATTACTAATTCATCCCATTTAAAAGGATTCTTACTTAATTTATCCCGTGACATTGTCCAGTTGCGACCTGGTACATAACATGTACTTATACCAAGTTTTCTCTTCCCGAATTTTGTGTGTACGTTATCTAGTGTTTTCATCAATTGTTCTTTCTTTTCTATAGCTTCAAAATCTGTGAGAAGGTCATAAGTGTGACCAGATTTAGGTTCTAGCCCAGTCAATATAACCCCACATTTTTTATACCTAATACCTTCTTTATAAATGTGAGATACCATTTTTGTTGCAGCTTTTACGAAATCTAACGCATAATCTGTTGGTTGTGAAAATGAGCCGGTTATTGACTTGTTATAAAACGGTACATTTTCATCAAAAGGACTTGATTGAACAAAAACAATAAGACAGCCGCATAATGATTCATCATCTCTATCTCTCAATCTCTTACATGCTTCTTGTGCATGCATGGCTATTGCTTCTTGTAGGTCAATAAGTTCGGTAACTTTCGCACCAAAAGAAGATGACTTAATAATTTGCTTTTTAGATGGCGGAGTGTCTTCAATTTCTAGGCAAGAGATGCCTTGTAGCTCGTTAATAGTACGAGCCATAACAATAGAAAAGCGTTTTCGCATTTCACGTGGTTCAGCACAAGCTAGATCAAGCACTGTATTAATTCCCATGCTTTGCAACTTTTTTGCATGTTTACGGCCGACCCCCCAGACTTCACTCACATCTATTTGAGCAAAGTAATATTCTTTATTGCACGGATCCATGTTTACGAGATCGCAAACGCCGTTAAAGCCTTGATTTTTCTTAGCTATATGATTGGATATCTTTGCCTCCGTCTTGCTGCGACCAATACCTACGCACACGGGCAAACCAATCCATTTCCAAATCTTCGCTCGCATATCGTGACCGACTTTTTCTAAATCAAAGTTTTTCTCATAAGCGGTGAAATCAACAAAACATTCGTCTATAGAGTAAGGTTCAACTTCTTCATCAGTAACGTAAGATGCAAGAATCGTATGAAAGCGCCGTGACATTTCTGCATACATTGCATAATTACTAGAAAGTACGATTACGTTATGCTGCTGAACAATGTCTTTGATCTGAAATAGTGGCACACCCATTTTTATGTTTAGAGCTTTTGACTCATTGCTACGTGCCACGGCGCACCCATCGTTGTTACTGAGAACAATCACAGGTTTATTATTCAAACTTGGATCAAAAACTCTCTCACATGAAACGTACATGTTATTGACGTCAATCAAGAAAAAGACCTTGTTTTCATGTTTCATGATTTTCTTATCATTTTAATGACGCAGGTGACAACGCCCCAAATTATTAATTCCTGTTCTTCTGAAAGATAAATATTTTTATATTCTGGATTTTCTGCTTTGAGCCATTTCCTAGACTCTTCGATCATTAATCGCTTAACAGTAAATTCATTATCGATTAGTGCAACAACAATATCGCCGTGTTTAGCATCTAAACTACGGTCAACAATTAGTTCATCATCAATATCAATACCAGCGTTAAGCATCGAAAGCGAAGCAACTTTGACAATAAATGTAGCGGTTTCATTTTTGATTAAGTGCTCGTTCATATCGAGCGCTTTATCTACATAATCTTGAGCTGGACTGGGGAAGCCTGCTGAAATCTTTTCAAGTGCGTAGGGGACAAGCATGTGTGTTGATGGTACAACTTGTTTGATAGATAAGGCCTCAGATAAAACAAAACTTTTTTGAAGGTATGGCTTTATCTTGATAATGGAAGGTGCAATTTCGCTCATATGTTTCCCCTAGCTTGATTTTGTAACATATTCAAGATGATATTCTAGAGATGAGCTTAAATTCAAATTTAAAAACTTGTGGATAAACAAGCAAAAGTCAAAACTTGTCGTTGGCTCTGGTGCATTTGGTCGGATATTAGTCTTTAAGAGAAGGGCTTTAAGAGATTATGGACTTTCCTTTAACTTTAAATTTTCACTGATATATTTTCTTAACTCCACTCTTTCCAGTCCTTTGAATGCATAAGCATATAGAGTGGAATTTGTCCGCTCCTCACTATTAACATCTTTATAGTCAAACTTTAATCTTGTTCGTAAAAATTCAACAAGTTCAGTTTTATCTCCATTTTTATAAAGAAACTCTGATCTGCTCAAAATAAAGTTATATAATTGAGCATAATTAAGATAATGTAATTTAAGATTATCAATATTTTTGTCATTTGTAATAAAGTAAAGCTCATCAAGTAAGCCAAGTAATTCATTTATATTATTATTAAATTCTGTCAGTTCATTTTGATTTAACTCTATAGGCATCGTCCACTCAGGATTATCGCTGTATATGAAGTGATTGCTAATTAATGAATAGTATTTATTCTCTATAGGTATAATCTTCCGAATCACTTTTAAAATTTCTTTTTTATGTTCAGTTTCGATACTTAAATTATGAGGCTTTATCCAATCATCATACAAAGAGTATGCGACGTAAGCAGCAGCTAAAGTAGTGACTCCTCCAAAAATTGATCCAACTATAGACCAAGTATCTTTTAAGGCACTTGAAGAACCATTAAAGTCAAATATTATCCATGTTAGAGCAAATACGAAAATTAAGGATACAAAGGAAATAGCAATAATATTTCCAATCAAATTATTTATTTTCAAAATCTTCAC